CAAGACCCAAATTCCCTCCTTACCGGAGGGTTTTTTATTTATACAGAAATTTATAATTATGAAAATTAGAATTAAAGAATCTCAATATACTAAATTGAATGAAGCCGTAGGTGTTCCAACTAACATTGTTTCAGTTGCACAACAATTATTTGACAAAATGATGATGGAGCTTAAACCAACATCTGATTTACAAACTCAATTTAAAAAAACAATTATATTAAAAGGTGATTTCCAAATTAACGATTATAAATTTAAGAAGATAAAATTATCCTTCAACATTGAAGATATTAATGATTATAGTTTTGATGGGGTTAAAAAACCTAAAGTATTGGTAAATGGTATGACCCACCACGGGAAGGTTGAGATAAACGCTAAATTTAATTATGAAAGAACTCAAGACATAAATAATGTGGTGTTATCAATCACTTTTGCCGTTGATTATGGTGTAACCACTCAGGACGTTATTGATGAGTTTAATAAAGAAAGAGTTGTTATGGTTTCAAGTTTGGCTCACGAACTAAAACACGCATATGATGAATCTGTTAACCCAATAGTTAAAACACCTGAAAGAGTTGAATATCATATTGGTTCTCAAAGAAGGTTCGGAAATATACCCCCATTAAATAAATTGTTAAATTATATGTATTTTGCTCACACCACAGAAAACTTGGTAAGAGCAACTGAGTTATATGCCGCCTTAGAAGAGAGTGGGATTACAAAGAAAGATTTTTATAAGTTCATAACAAACCACAGAGTCTATGTTGCGTATAAAGAGGGTTCCGAATTAACTTATGAAGGGTTGAGGGAAGAATTAAAATTAATTATCCCCCAAATAAAACAAACTTTTGATGATAATGATATGGATTATCCGGATAATGTAACCGACGATGAAATGGTTGATTTAACATTACAACAATATTTTAAAACACTATTACAGTGGAGAGGAGGATTAATGAAAGATTTTTTAACTAACGACTTTATGGAAAATATGTTTGGATTCAGAGGTGCAAAACAAAGGTATTTTGATAAATATTTAAATAAAATAACTAGATTTGGTACTGATTATGAAAAATTCTTTAGATATGAAATTAATCAAACAAGAAACATTTGTCTTAAGATGATGAAAAAACTAAGTAAAATATATTCCTTAATAAAAGATGAAAACCCCCAACAATAATTGGGGGTTTTTTTTTAGATTGAGATTGAATCTATGGTTTTAAAATTACCATTTTTGTAATTATCTTGAGGTGTTGGTTCTCCTACTTGTAGTTCACCTTCAAAATAGTTTTGATAAGAACCCCAATATTCTTCCATTGACCCGTTTTTTAATTCATACAATGCGTCTTGTGTTTCCTCATCAAACGATGGTTCGCCTTCTCCGTCAACCCATTCATCCAAATTTTCAGAGATGTATTGTAAAAAGTCTTCTTCTGTTTCTCCCTTGAAGTTAGGGAATTTTTCGCTATCCAACTCTACCGGAGTGTTTGCGTTGTGGGAGGTGTAATACTCCGTTTTTCTAAAATGTGATTTCATAATTGTTTTTTATAATGGTTTAATTTTCTTCTACACTTCTTTCATCCATCACCTCACGATAACCTTCATATAAAGAATCTCGAAGTTCGTATAGACCGTCATACATTTCATCCATATAATCATCGTCCTGAAACATTTTATCATATTCAAACTCTTCATAATTTTCAATATCATCGTAGTTCTCAGCATATACAAATGCTCCAAGTGGGTCGTAACCTTCGTCTTCATAAGTACCATATATTACAACATCTCCACCAATAACCTCAACTATCTTTTGAAAATACTCTGTCGGGACTGACCAAGCAGTTTCAAGAATCAAATCTATCGTTTCTCGATATTCTAAATCTTCACACTCAATCTCTAAAAATGTTGACCCAACATTTAACAACATCCAATCTTTATCAATCTCTTTAAAGTCGGTTCCGTATAATGTGTTGACGTGATTTAATAGGTCGTCAGATTTTTCAAATAACTCAACAAATTTTTTGTGTGTTTCTTCGTTAAGGCCGCCAACCTTAACATAACTTGTCATTGTGTTTGCCATCGTATTAAGATTTAAATTTTTCTCCTTTTATTTTAACCCATTCCAAATCACCATCCAAGATTAATACATCACTATGTGATGGGACATCTTTAGTGTTTTCTTCGGTGTGTTCATTATCATCACCAACAGATTCAATAACCTTAACGAAATCAGTTCCTTTCTCATCGATTGTAATTTTCCATTCACCGTCGTAAAAAAATGACCCTTTGGTTCCTGAGGGAGTTTTGAATTTAATAGGTTCCCTGTCGGCTGAGTAAGCCTCAACCTCATCAATAATTTGTCCGTCAATTTCTATCAAATCATCGGATGCTCCGTAAATTCTTGTAATCATATTATCGTTTTTTATTTAAGTATAAATAAAAAAATAAATAAAAACAATACCACCGGAAGTAAAACTATGATTTTACATAATTTGTTGATATTTATAATAAAAGATAAGTTATGAATACATTTATTTATGGGTTAGTCAGTAAAGAATCACCTAATGAAATTAGATATATTGGGAAATCGGATAATCCTTCTTATAGATTGAAAAGACATATATATTTAACAAAATACTCGGTTAAAAAAAATAAAAATTTAACACATAAAGATTATTGGATAATTAAAAACAATTATGATATTGATTTTATTATCCTTGAAGAGTGTGATAATTTATTATGGAGTGAAAAAGAAAAAGAATATATCTTAAAACACACAAATTTGACAAACACTTCGTCGGGTGGGTTAGGTGGTTGTGGAATAACTTATAAAATGACTTATGATGAAACTAAATCTTGGATTCAAAAAAATTTAAAAATTAAATCAAAATCAGATTGGTATCGTCAAATTAAAACACTTAAATTGCCTGATTATATTTGTAAATATCCCGACCAATCCTACGAAAAAAGAGGTTGGATTAGTTGGATTGATTTTTTGGGGTCAAATAATAAATTTGATAATGATGTTACCTATATTTCATATGATGAGGCAAAATTTAAATTACGTAATTTTAAATTTAAATGTTCCGAAGATTATCGGAAACATCATAGAAATGGGTTAATCCCGTTTGATGTTCCGTTAAAACCTTTCAGATATTATGGTAAAAGGGGGTGGGTTAGTTGGTCAAATTATTTGAGTAATAATAAGGTTACCAATATTGATAAAAAATTTGTTTCTTTTGATGAATTTATTAAAATAGTTAAAAAACTTGACATTAAAAGTGGTTATCAGTATAAAAAAATAGATAAAACGATTAGAGATAAATATTGTCTTCCCTCAGTCCCATCAACACAATACAAAAATGAGGGTTGGAATGGTTGGGGGTTTAAAGTAAAAAAGTCCGGAAAACCGGACTTTTAATTTATTTATTGTAAATTTCTTTTGAATAGTAATCTTCAAAACCTTCCATCATTTGACTGATTGAGGGACTATTTTCTAAACCAATAATGTTATCAATTAATCCAATTTCTTTTGATTCTTCAGAGTTAAACCATTTATCTCGTCTTGAAATTTCATAAATCTCATCAAAAGTTTTATCACAATTTTGAGATAATATTTTGAATAACATATAGTTATATTTTTCGGCTTCCATATGACTTATACGAGTATCTTGGATATTCCCCGATGTCCCATAACTTACAAAATGAGTCATAACTTTAGAAAAAATTAATGAATTTCTTTTACCTTTAGCTCCCGAAGACAATAATATTGAACCCATAGATGCACACATTCCAAGATTAGTTGTTGAAACATCTGCTTTAACATAATTCATAACATCTCTTATACCAAGTCCCATCATCACTGACCCACCAGGACTATTTAAGTAAAGACTAATATCTTTTTTATCTGTGGTGTCTAAAAAAATTAATTGTGCTTGGATAATATCACCCATTCTATCATCTACAGGTCCTGATGCCCAAACAATTCTATCAAGAATTAATCTTGAAAAAATATCCATCTGAGTTGCTCTCATTTCTCGTTCTTCCAAAATATACGGGGTTAATGAATTTTCCATATGTTTTTGGTAGTAATCTAAATTAAGTCCTGAAATACCTCTGTCGCTCATTGCGAACTTTTTAAAATCGTTTCCGTAATTCATTATGCTTTTTGTTTGGTTGGAACTAACGTTAATGCTTTTGCCACGGCAGCATCTTTTGATTTTAATCCTTTCTCAACAAGTTTCCCTGATTTGAAGATACAATAATCATAAGACATCGTGTATCCGTGTTTTTTTGTTGTGTCCGGTTTAGACATGATTTTAACATAAATGTCATAAAGACCTGCTTTAACAACATATTTCCCTTTCGTGTTTAATTTTCCCATTTTTAAATGTTTTAGATTATTATTATTCGACAAAGATATACAAAAAATCTTATTACAACAACTTTTTATTAAAAATATTTTTCTTATATTTGTATTGTTATGGAACAGAAAAAGTTTGAAAGAATATTATATGGTTTATTTCCCAATCTTAAAATTATAGATTATAAATTATGGGAAAGATATGAAGTTGATGAAAATGGTGAATTTATAAAACCAAATTCTCCTGCAATATTTGTTGAGGTGACTGGTGAAATTGAACCGGGTGTTAATATTGGTGAGCATATAACTCGTATGACGGGGTTAGAAGTTATTATAGATAAATTTAATTAAAAAATTGTGAGATTAAAATAAATATTATATCTTTGCTGAATAAAATTAAAAAATATGGGTAACACAAAAATAACAATTGAGCTTAGTGATAAGCAACAAGAAAAATACGATAAATGGATTTTAACCATTAAAAGTTTATATGGTAAATACGGAAATATGACTTGGTCGGTTTCCGACTGTGGTATTGGACAAACAATTAAAGTCTATAATGACTTAACTAAATTAACCTTAGATTTAACTGACGTAGATGAGTGGTAAAAAGAATAGTTTTAACGATATGATTATTGGACATTCAATGAAACACGACAAGTCCCACAATTGTCATATGATATCACCCGAGAAAAGAGGTGGTCTGTGGGAAACAAAAGAAGAAACTAAATGTATTGGTAGAAAACAATTTGAAAACAACAATTAAAATGGAACAAACAGAATTAGAATTTGTGTGCTTTATGAGAGGTACATCCGGGTCGTTTAGAACGAATTTATTTCAAACAATTTTTAGTGCTGATATTGAAAATTTAACTAAATTGTCGTTAGGATTTCCTAACGAGGTTGAAGTGGTTTATAGATATAGAAACGAAGAGGGTTATTGGCAAAAATTATTAAAAAAATTAGAATAAGATGAAAAAATCAGTAATATTCTTAATTTTTGGGTTCATGGGGTCATTATTAGGTATATATTTGGAATGTATCACTATTGTTACGATAGGTGTGGTAATTCAATTATATTCCATAATTGTAAAACTTAGAGAAAATGATATGGGATTAAAAAGAAAAACAATAGAAGATAAATTATGAAAAAAATACTATTAATGTTCCTAATTGGAACGATGACGATGTTCTCACAAACAATAAAAGTGAGAGGTGTAACATTATCTTACGATAAGGTTAAAAAAATAATGACTTTAACTACAACGCCCAAAATTATGTATACCAACGATATTGATATGGATGTGAAGATTGAGATACATAAAGAGTTTGCTCTTAAAATGACGATTGGTGGTGTTAATTATTCTGTAACTGAAGCATTTTTTGAACATTCAGGTCACGTAAGAGAAATGGGTTGGTCATTTATAACATATAAATCAGGTGGGTGTAAGGAGATTAAGAAAAATTATGTTTTTCAATTTACGAGTGTTGAACCGGGTGAGTATATTTTGACAGTAAGTAACGTATGTAACGATAAATATGTAACTAACGAACAAACAATGTCAATTCAAATTAATTAAGATGGATAACGCAATTTACGAATATATAAAAAATGGGATAACCATTAATGGTGACCCGGTTGGTGGATATCAAGTATTCACAATCCCAACCCAACATTTTAAAATTGATTCTTTACATCAATTAACTCCGGAAACTTTTGAAAGGGAAATTCAAAAACAAAAAGAACACGATGAATTAACTTCCGAGATATTCAAAGAAGTTCAAAAAGAAATTGACCAAGAGATTGTAAACCAATTACGTGGTGGTGAACCTAATCCTGATATCATTCCGATGAATACAAACGATAGATTGTATAAGAATTATTTGGTTTATGTTATTGAGGGTGTTAAAAACGGATTTGATAGGATAAAAGGTTATTTAGATGGATGTTTAGTTGAGTTTGATGGGTATTATGAACATTTCACAAACCCATCTTTTCAATACGGATTTAGACCCTTAACACAAGAAGAGTTCATTAATAAGTTATTATTTGATGATGACTTCTACCAAAAGTGGGGTGAGAATTGTTGTAAGGAATTGACTTACGAGGAAAGATATAAAATATGGTTCAGTAAAAACTATGAAACCGGATTTGAATATGACGACGAAAAAATGATTACTATTATTGACTTTGATAACTCATATTGGACACCAACACCAAAAAGAAAATTAAAATGGAATTAAGTGTGATGGAAAGGTATGTAGCATTCATCTGTAATGAACTACCAAAAACGAGAAGAGTATTATTAAATCCCCCACCTCCAATGGAGAACGGAGAGTATGGATATAAGAGAATGAGTAAAATCGGACCTCACGTTTATATGTCTGTGGAAATTGAGATTGTTGAAAAATACACTCGTTCTGCTAAGTTATGTGTCAAATTTGAGGATTATCAAATGAACGATATATTCTATATGTCCCGTCATAAGGGGCCGGATAAACTATTGGAGGAAATTGACAAGAAGATTGATAAGATTGTTAATAGAACTTTGATTGATGATGGAAGACAGGAGTGGGTGAGAGAACAATATAAAATCAAGAGTGATGATTTCAAAAGTAAATTTAAGTTATTACTACCGGAAATTGATTTGTTTAGTAATTTGTATAAGAGATACGAACTTAATTGGATGAAGGAGAATCCCCCATTTTCAGGTCCATATACTGATGTGTGTTTAACTAAACAAGAATTTATTGATAAGTTAAGAGACGACAAGGAGTTTAACAAAGTGTGGGGTGGTAACAGAGAAAATATTTTAGAATAATGTATATTATAGTTTGGAGAAATAGTCACCGGGAACCTTTTTTAGATACGGATTCTCGTAGTTTTTTGGAGTCGTATTATAGTTACGAGGAGGCTAAGGCTGCTGCCGAAGAAATTGTTAAAAACGAAAATGAGGGGGAACAAAGTCCCTGGTATTTTGATTATAAAATTTATGAAGAATCAAATGGATAAAGAAAAATTTATTGAAAAAGTAATTGAAAATGTTAAACACCTAACGGGAAAAATTATTGAATTTATACCTATGGAATTTAACGTTGGTATGTTTATAATAATTGATGGTGTTTCTAAGGGTTTAACTAATTCAGTTTTACGTGATTATAAAAACACTATCGATTATTATGAAATAGATATTATCACGGATTTTAGTAATATGATTATTAAAGAATTTAATTTGAAATCAAATGACTAAATTAGAGAATCTTTGTATTAAGTGGTTGAATGAAAATTTTAACCCTATGGAACCATTCATTATGGAAGAATACCCTGATTATATTTTTCATATGAAAGATGGGAAATGTATTTTACAATACAATAAAAAAAATGGGTATGTTTATGTGAGTTATAGAGAAATTTGGAAATTTTTTGAATCCTATTTTAGTATGTCTAACCAACAAATTAAGGACATTACAAAGATATGGGTGGAGGAATACTACAAAGTGGGGGTAACAACAACTAAATTACATGAGAGAATTGGAAGAAGAATGGTGGAGGAACACTACAAAATGGGGGTGACAACAACTTTTGGTTTGGATAGATTGAATTACAGTAAGGTGGAGGAACACTACAAAATGGGGGTAACAACAACTGGATTAATCCATCAACACCACCTAAGTCAGGTGGAGGAACACTACAAAATGAGGGTAACAACAACACTATCTGATTTTGGTAACGCAACTCTACCGGTGGAGAAACAATACAAAGAAATTCAAACAACCAACAACCAATTACAATTTTACTCTGAAAAGGATGTTGAAGAATTATATGAACAAAAAACAAATGGAAAATAAATACGAAGACAGAACGATTAAACTAAATGAATTATCTGAAGGTGATGAGTTTATTGGTAAATGGTCTCCCACAAAAATTAGATACTTAAAAAATTTAGGTGGGGATAGACATTTATTAAAGGATGTTGAAACCGGACGAGAATGGGAAGTTCCTCACGGAAGATTTCCTTCGTTTAAGAAAATAACAACATTCATAAATGAACCAATTGAAACTATTTTGGAAAAACCTGACCTTAATAGTTGGAAATATTATTCAAAATTACTATCTTTATCGGAAAAGATATATTTGGAGATGTTTGGTGAGCCAAAATCTCACACAGAATGGGCGGATAGTATCAATAAAATAGGGAGAATAAACAGATTAATAATAAAACACGCAAATGGCAACTAAAAAAGAAAAAAAAGTTAGAGAAAAGATTGATTTGGACCACGATACCCTTATGGATTTATGGGATAATGTTAATTATAAAGGTGATAGTCACGAATTAAACGGTGAGAAATATACTCACGTAGATAAAATAAACACATCTGATAAGTCAGATGGTGATTCTTGGGATTATATTGTACAAAGAAAATCTGATGGAAAACATTTCAAATTTAATGTTTGGGATGCAGGTTCACATAATGGTTATGTCTTTGAAGATAAGTTCTTAGAAGAAGTATTTCCTAAAACAGTTACAACAACCAAATATAAATAAAATGGCGAAATACGATAATAAAAACAGAAAACCCCATTTAGGGTTACTAAATTTTGAAGGGGATACATTCAGAGCATACAAACTTGGTGTCTCTGATTACGTAATTGTGGATGACCAACACGAGATAATTGAGATGACCAACACAAAAGGTATCATCTACATTATGAATGGTGGTAAATCTTTAACAACAAGTTATGGTAGAACATATACCATTCCAAATGAACATAAAGATGCGAGACCAACTGACGAAAAGTTAAGAATTTTCTTGGGATTGGATTCTTTAGAAGATGAGGAAGATGATTTGGAACTTTGGGAATCAGTTCAGTACAGAATGGATGAAGAAGGATTTGACTATTGTTTTGAAAGTTATAGTCATTGGGATGAAATCAAAGATGAAGAGTTCCACCGATTAAGATTGGGATTCTTACAATCTATGGAAGACCTTAGAAATTATATTAATAAAAAAGTTGAAGAAGGTAGAGAAAAAGAATTGGATGGAGAATAACAATCATAAATACAATACAAGAATCCCCCCAGAAATGAAGGGAAAATATAAACAACTTGATGAGGTTTATAATGATTGGAATGATTTTTTTGACAAATATGCTGATGGTAAAAGACAAAATAATGGAATAATCTCATATTTTTTGGGGTCATCAAATGAAGTTACGTTATTTTGGTTTGAAGGTGAAGAATTTCCATTTGCTTACGTTTTTAGTAGTGGGATTTATGAAATTAATGGTGAATATAAACGAGGATATAGATTTTATTTAAAAGATGGAGAGTAAAGAATATAATTTTAGATGTACCTATAAGAAAGGTGAACATCGTTGTAACGGAAGTCACCTTTTTGAATTGAACGATTCTATTTTACCGTTACTATCATATTATATGATTTTCAGAGGTAACTTAACTATTGATAAGGAAATGGTGTTATCTGAAATGAAAGAGTTTGAAACTTATCTTGATGAATTATACCTTGATAATGAAAGTAAAGGTGGTGAAATATTTATACATTTCACCACAATTGATATACAAGCCGAATTAATACATTCCTTTGTGGATAAAAAATATGAATAAACCGGAAATAATTGACGATGAATTATGGGACCATTACAGTGGGTTACCAAATCCAATGTGGTATCAACGTAATAAAGAATTAGAGGATGAAGAAGAAGATACAAGTGATAGTGATGATACTGAAGTTACTACTGAATAAAATAAAACGAAAAAGAAAAAGTATATGGGACTTATAAATAATCTTTATGCTGTGTATGAAAAATCACCGGCACACGGGAGCAAAGAACATAATGTAATTTTGGCTCCTTTCAAAACTAAAGAAGAGGCAGAACAAAACAGAATTAAATACGGTTATAACACCGATAATTATTACGTAGATATTTTGAAATATGAATAAACTAGATAAACAATACACAGACCTTCTCCAAGACATTCTTGACAACGGAGTAACAAAACAAGACAGAACAGGTACAGGGACAATCTCAGTATTCGGAAGACAAATACGTCACGATATGAAAGATGGTTTTCCTCTTTTGACTACAAAGAAAATGCCATTCAAAACAATCGTAACAGAACTTCTTTGGTTCTTACGAGGAGATACCAACATTAAGTTTTTGGTTGATAATAATTGTCATATTTGGGATGGTGATTGCTACAAATCTTATAAACAAAGTATTTTAGAATCCTTTGATAGATTATCAAATGACCCCGTAATAGATGCGATGCCACCTAGAATATTAACACAAGAAGAATTCACCAACAAAATCAAAACAGATGATGAGTTTGCTAAGAAGTGGGGTGAGTTAGGTCCTGTGTACGGTAAGCAATGGAGAAAGTGGGGTTATGATAGTGATAAATGGAGAGAAGACTATAACAAATTACAATTTGGTTCTAAAGAAGAAATTGAACACCTTAGTAAAAAAGGTATAGACCAAATCACAAACCTAATCAACGACCTTAAAACAAATCCAGACTCAAGACGATTGATGGTTAATGCTTGGAATGTTGGAGAATTAGACCAAATGGTTCTTCCACCTTGTCATTATGGATTTCAAGTTTATACAAGAGAGTTGAGTTTAGATGATAGAAAAGATATTTGGAATAAAAACAATTTCAGTCAAGATATGTCGTGGCATAATATGGAAGAACACGATATTATGGATTTACTAAACGATAATGACATCCCAAAACGAGCAATCTCTTTAATGTTTAATATGAGGTCAAATGATGTTCCATTAGGGCTTCCATTTAATATATCATCTTATGGTTTATTATTAGAAATTATTGGGAAAATGGTTAATATGATACCTGACGAATTAATTACTAATTTAGGTGATGCTCATATCTATAAAAACCAAGTAGATGGTGTTAAAGAACAATTAACAAGGAAACCATTTGAATTACCTAAATTAGTTATGTCTAACCAAATTAATTTTAATGAAAGTGTTGCTGAATTTTTGAATAGTTGTCTAATAACTGATTTTATTGTTGAAAATTATCAATCACATCCAACCATAAAAATGCCATTATCTAACTAGTTTTTTCATAATTTTATGATATTTATATTAAAGAGTAATCCTTAAACTAAATCAATATGAAAAAGTTTTTAATCTATGAAATAAAAAACAATATAAATGGTAAATCTTATATTGGACAATATAGTGGTGAGTCATTTGAAAAGTATTTTGGAAGTGGAAAATTAATTAAGTTATCAATAAAAAAATATGGGTTAGAAAATTTTTCTAAAACAATTTTAGAAGAGTGCTTTAATAAAAATGAATTGAATGAAAAAGAAATTTTTTGGATAGATAAATTAAAAACTATTGAAAATGGTTATAATTTGACTGAAGGTGGAACAGGGGGTGATTTGTCTGAATTTATAAAGTATGGTGAGAATTGGGTTGAAAAACAAAGAATCTCCACAAAAAAATATTGGGACAATCTAACTGAAGATGAAAGAAAAAAAAGAAGTGAAATTGTTTCAGGTGAAAAAAATGGGATGTATGGTAAAGATGGATTTTGGAAGGGTAAAAAAATACCAATAGATATTATTAAAAAGTCATTGGAGAATAGAAGAAGTTACGATAAAGAACAAAACCCAAATTGGAAAGGTGGTGTTACATATGTTTATTGTGAATGTGGTAAAAGAATAGGTTATGGTCACATTCATTGTAACAAATGTAGACCTAGAACTAAAAACAATAATCCATTTTATGGGAAACAACATTCCGAAGAGACTAAAAAAAAATTAAGTGAAAAAAGGAAAGGGGTAAAACCAACAAATATGAAACCGGTAATGATTGATAATATTATTTATGAAAGTTTGGCGGAAGCGTCAAATATACTTAAAATTCCAATGGTTACAATTCGTTGGAGAGTGAAAAGTAATAATGAAAAATTTAATAATTACCAATATAAAGAATAAAAAATGTTAATACATATTCAGACACAGGAATTGGAAAAAGAATTCATAAATCCGGTTAAAAATGGGTTTGTGTCTCATCCGGCGATTGATTACCAAACAAATGCCATCCACGCACAATACGAAGGAAAAGATGTGATAATCTTTAACTTCAAAAAGTATGGGTGGTTAAACGATAATAGATTTAACACCTACAACCTATCATTAGGACCGGCAGGTATAACAATTGAAATAATATTATGACTATAACACAAATAACGACATCGACTTTTGAATATAATGATGAAAAATATAGTGTATGTACCCGAAGATTTATAGATTTTAATGATTTTCAAAATTACTTGGAAAGAAATCGTAAATTAGGTAAAACAAAATTATTCATTCATTCCATATTTACATTACCTGAACAAACAGAAATTTGGATTAAATACCAACTAATATAAATATTATGAAAAGTCCATTAACCGGAAAAGAAATGAAATTAATGTCGGAACCATCCACATTAAATTACAGAGGAAAACAATACAATGTGAATCACCACTTCTACCTATGTGAATTAACAAACGAACAATTCACAACAACAGAGTTAGATGAACAAAATTTAGACGAATTATATAAACAAGTAGAAAATGAACGAAGCAACAGAATTTGAGATGATGAGGTCACTCCATACATTATGGATGAAAGGTTTGATAACTTGGGACCAAGTTGAGGAATTATTAGTGGCAAGTATCCAATTAGAACTAACATTCTTAAATAAGGATGAATTTACGGCAGAAACATTAGATGGAAAAACAAAATATAGACTCGGAGAACAATAATTACTTTAAGAAAAATAAAGTAAAAATTAATAAAATTGTTAAGGAATATAAGAGTGCAACACCAAAAGAAATTTGGGTGGGTGTAAGAGATAATTTTACCTTTGGGTTCTTAGGTGCTACCTTAGTTGTTTTCATCTCTACACGTACCGATATTGCGGTATTCTTAGATTATTTAGTATATTATTTCTTTATGGGTAAGATTGTTAATAGAACAAAATATGTGACTGATTTGGGTAAATTAATTGTGTTTCCATTACCATCTGCTTTAGGAGCGTTCACCGGATACAAATTAAGTTATATTTTATTACACTTTATTAAATAAAAAAACCGACATATGTCGGTTTTGTTGTTTTAAGCGATTTCTGATTTATTGATTGGGTGTGGTTTTGGGGAATGACCGGAAACATATCCTTGAGTTACTTTACGTAATAAATCTTTAGTACCCCATTTTGAATTTATAACTGCATCGGATAATTGAGATAAACCTACATCATTTTTTAGTCCATCGATAATATTATAATATCCGTATTTATCTCTACCATTTTTAAGAGTTTTACAGGTTGCTTCAATACCTTCTTCCGGAGTTGAATAATTTTTAACACCTACGGAAGTATTACTAATATTTGTTGCTCCAGGCATTTTCATAGTAGTATTGAATGGGTTGTTTTTTGCTTTACCACCTTCAGCTTGTCTCCAAGCGTACATAAATAACATATTATTTTTAGTTGGTTCAGCACCTAAACATTTTAAAACTGATTTATAAAAATCGTCATCAGTTGTTGTTATGTTATTTGAAGTGTTATCGTCATCATCATTAAACTTGCCTGTTTTTAACATATTGGATATTTTATCGGTTAATCCTTTAAAAATATCATCGGCCCCCTGTTCATTAATATTATATAATAATTTAATGTGGTTTTTATCTTCTTCTGTTATTAAAATTTTCTTAGACATATAAAATTTAGTTTATTATAAATACTAACAAATTTTAATATATTTATAAATATGAAAGTAATAGTTAAACATATTGATTCTGATGTTCCAAAAGAGAATTATAAATTCTTTAATGACTTCATCAAATACTTACAAAAACTGTATCCATTAAAAAATGATATAACGATTAAGTTTGTTGGTGAAAGAGTTGGTAATATGACAACAGGTCAAAGAAATGATAAAGATGAGTTATTAATTTTATCTAAGGGTAGAATGAATAGGGACATTTTAAGAACACTTGCCCACGAATGGGTTCACGAATATCAAAGAACAATTTTAAAACGTAATCAAGGTCCTGATATTGGTGGTAAGAATGAAGATGAAGCGAATTCTGAATCCGGAGCAATTATTAAAAAATATGAAAAGAAATATCCAAAAGACGAAAAAAAGATGTATAAATAAAAAAAGGGACAATTAAGTCCCTTTTTAATTATTCAGAAATTTCAATAACTTCTAAATCAAATATAAGATTTTTACCGGCTAACGGATGATTTGCGTCTAATGTGACAGTTTCATCATTCACGGCAACGACTTGAACATTAACGGGCCCTTGAGGTCCCATACCTTGTAAAGATTCACCAACTTGAATTCCTTCAGGAACATTAGTTTTTGGAACTTCATTGATAAATTCAGGTTTTGGCTCACCGTAAGCGTCTTCCACAGAAATCTCAACAGTTTTTTTATCACCTTCAGACATATCAATTAATCCTGATTCAAATCCTTTAATAAGTTGTCCTAAACCTAGTTCAACTTCTAATGGTTCTCTACCTTCAGCGATTGATGTATCAAAAATTGTTCCGTCTTCTAATCTACCTGTGTAATGTACTTTTACTTTACTTGTTGTTTCTACTTTTTTCATAAAATTAAATGTTTTAGATAATTATAAGATTAATAAAAATAAAAATCAAACCATATTGATTAAAAAACAAAATATTACTATAATTATTAGTAATTAACCCCCTAAAACTTTTATATTATTATGTCAAACGAAGAACACGTTGAGGAAATGTACTATTTCGCACATATTTCAGGAGTATTCAGAGAATTCTCAAATGAAGTAACTAAAATTAGAAATAATGACCCAAAAATTAATTTTTCTACGGTCGTCCAGGAAGTGTTTGAAAGTTTTACGACAGAAGGTTTAATTCAATCTGATTTACATTTATTTATTTAACATCGATTGAGTGACTTATGTTAATATTTTCTCTAAGTCCCGTATATTTCCAACTCTCCATCACTAAAAGAATTAATCCATCAGGGAAAAAATCTTCACATAATTCAGGGTCGGTTGTAAGTAATTTACAATCGATTGTGAAACATTTATTATTGGTTGAGTATTTGATAAAATTAATAACAACTTGGCTACCTTCACCAAATAAGGTTTCCATCTCATCTTTTCGTAAATTGTTTATGTAAAATTGAACTGACCTTTTCATATTGTTAAATATAAGATTAAATAATGGTAATTTCAATTGAAAATTTGATTTAACCAAATTAATGATTTATTCTTAAAGAAAAAACTATGTATTTAAATGTAATTTTAACAATTTTCGTGATTGTCCAAGTGGTGACAATAGTATTAATTTATAAATGGTGGAAAAAATATGGAAGAAAACTTTTCACATCATTTACTGAAATAAAAAAAAGTTTTCCATCTCAAATGATGAATTCTGTTAGTAAAGATGGTATTAAAAACCCTAATTTATTCGCAAATATCCCGGACATGAGTGAAATGATGAAACAATTAGAGTCTATGACTAAAAATATGGGTAAATTCAAATAATGGACGTATATCAAATTCACCAGGAGTTCAATTGGGTTAATAAGGTCTTATTTTCATCCCAAACTGATAAACATATAGAATGTTGTATTAATTTATTCAATAATTTTATGAATAAATGGAGTTTTGAGATGACTCAAGATTTAAAAATAAATTTTAATCGAGATTTTAATGAAAATTATTTGTCTCATAAAGAAAAATTACTATCTTTGTAAAAAAATATTAGAAATGGAACCAGAAAAAGACATATTCGACGAATGGGCGGAAAAATCTGAAAAAAAATCGTGGATTGTACGAAAAATACAGTTTATTCCGTTGTGGTGGAATCACGATGGTAGATATTACCACAAATACATCAAACAAGGTGTGAAGAACCTAATTTATTGGTTCCCAATTATATGGAAAGACCGAAATTGGGATAGTCATTATATCTTTGAGATTATGAAACATAAATTATCAGGACAAGCTGAATATATTGGTCGTAGAGACTTACATACTCGAGCTCAAGAAGATGTAAAAAGAATGAAATTGTGCGTAAAATTGATGGGGTTAGTTCAAGATGAATTTTATTCAGGCGAATACACTGACTATCATAATACAAAACATTGGTTTGAACCCGTACCGGGAAAAGAAGGGTATAGTTCTTGGGAATCACGATTATTAGAAGAAAACTTCGATGACTACTTTAAAAAATATCCACGAATTTATAAAAGAGTCTTAAATGGTGAAGGTATTTTTTCATTAGAAGACCACGATAACGTCAGTACCGATAAAAAACAAAGAATTGCTATGAATATCGGACATATTAACCACGATAGAGCTCGAAAATTGTTATTCAATATTATGAGTGATAATATTGAAAAATGGTGGGATTGAGCGAAAACACAAAAGGACATTCAACAAGACACAAGGCTAAAGAATGGCCACTAACAAATAAAGAAAATATGAAAAATTATGTGGTAGGGATTTTAAGTTTGTTTGAAAACGACTTACAATTATTTAAAGTTGAAGCTGAAGACAAATATGAAGCTTTGAAAAAAGGAATGGTAGATTATACTTCGGAAGAGTATAAACAAGATGAAATTGAATTTCAAAATGGTGACGTATGTCCCCCAAATTTTAAATCATTAACTGATTACTATTCCGTAGGAGAATTAATGACAAATGTTATAGAAATCTAAGATTTTTTATTATCTTTGTAAAAAAAATAGAAATTATGAAAGTGACTTTTTTATCTGATACGCACAATAAACACAAACAAGTGACGGCCGATTTACCGGGAGGTGATTTGTTAGTTCATAGTGGAGACATTTCTTCTATGGGTTACGAACACGAAATCAGAGAGTTCTGTAAGTGGTTTAACAACATAGAAGGTTACACTCACAAGGTATTTATTGCTGGAAATCACGATTGGGGTTTTCAAGACAACGTTGATAAGGTAAAAGAAATATTAGATTTCTACTCCGGAATCACATATCTTCAGGATAGTGAATTGGTAATCAAAGTTGGTGATGAGAGAGAAGTAAAAATCTATGGTAGCCCTTGGCAACCTTGGTTTTACGATTGGGCATTTAATTTACCTAAAAATGGTTTTGGGTTAGCTAGTAAATGGGAAGGAATCCCTGATGATACCGACATCTTACTTACCCACGGACCAGCATTTGGAATATTAGATACTGTTGATGGTAGAAGACACGACAACTTAGGTTGTGAGTTATTAGTTGAAAGATTAGAGAGATTGAATGTTAAACTTCATAATGTTGGTCACATCCATACCGGATATGGTTACGTTAGAAAAGGAGATACCCACCACTTTAATTCTGCGGTGTTAGATGAGAGATACATCTACACTCAAAAACCAATGACTATTGATTGGAATCCGGAAACAAACGAAGTTGAGTTTGTGTAATAATAAAACCCCTACTGAAGAGTGGGGGTTTTATTTTGTTTTAATTGATATTGTGTTACCAGTGACGTATTCTATTGTATATTCGTCCGGTGTTAAATAATACGTTTTATAATAGTATTCTTGAATTAATTCTTTTAATTTTTCATCCATTTCATACCCATCATCAAATTTATGTCTTTGGTATTTTTGTATTAAATCATAAAATTCATCACTAACACATCTTGTTCTTTGTTTCCATTGGCCAACAATTCGTTTATAAACGTGAAATGTTACTTGAGTTGGACAGGTTTCGTATCTACCAATTTTTTCATATTGGTCTTCAGTAATAATTATTTTCATATTACAAATTTTGCCAAACCACTTGTGGTATTTTAGTCCATACTTCGTCAGAACCTTCTTTTTTTAAGTGCGGTAATGTTTTGATATATTTATGAATAAATTTTGGACCTCTTTCAATTCTTTTAATCATAGATTCCCGTCTATATAATTGGTCAGGTTTATAATGGTCTTGTTCAGAAATAACTCTTCTAATAATGTTGGTTAAATCTGATTCGGTTAATCTTACTATTTTTTTCATAATGATAAATATTAACTAAAATAAAAAACCCCACATTTACGGTGGGGGTTTTTATTATCCATTCATAATCTGTTGTAATTGACCCATAATTCTTTGTTGTTGTTCTAAAAGTTTGTTTATTTTAGATTGTTGTTCTTGGTTTAGGTCAATATTCTCCCCTTTAATTGAGGCGATTTCATTAGCAATTCTATCGAAACCATACGTTAGATTGTTGTACTGTTGGGCTTTTTGTTCTTCGTTCATATTTTAATTATAAATAGATTAATAAAAAAGTAAAACATATTGACTTTTTATCTCAATATAGTATATTTATTACCAATGAACCGATATGAATTATACACGCCGAACAATTATATTACTGAAAAGTAAGTCCCTATTTTATTTTAGGGACTTTTTTTTGCCCATATGTTAAAAATTAAAATTAAATATAAAAACCATGAAAAACACAAAAACTTACCACGAGTTGGTACAAAAATTAAGAACGTTCTTCGTAAATAAGAACTTTATTGAGGTTCCGACCCAATCAAGATTATCTATTTTAGCTGCTTGTGAAAACCCACACTCAGTAAAAACCTTTGAATATGGGGGTGAAATTTGGCCATTACCACAAACCGGGCAAATGTGGTTAGAATTGGAATTATTGAAGAATCCTGAATGGGATGGAGTGTTCTGTATTTCAACATCATATAGAGAAGAGAAAAATCCAATCCCGGGTCGTCACGAATTAATCTTTCCCATGTTTGAATTTGAATCAAAGGGCGGTATGCTTCATTTACTCGTATTAGAACGTGAATTATTACAATATTTAGGTTTCTCAGAACCAGTTCCCGTAGATTACGAACAAGTTTGTAAAGAATATGGAGATGTTTCTATTTTAGAAGATGAACACGAATCGAGAATGTGGAAAGAAAAAAGTGAGGTTATATCATTACAAAACTTTCCAATTAGAACAAACCCATTTTGGAATATGAAACACGATTCAGATAACATCTTCAATAAGGTTGACGTAATCCTTTTTGGTCAAGAAACTATTGGTTCTGCTGAAAGAAGTTGTGATGTTGAAAAGATGCGAGAGATGTTCTATACAATTGAAGGTGGTGGTTACTCTCAGAAATTATTTGAATTATTTGGAAAAGATAGAGTTGAGAAAGAATTAAAAGAATTCTTATCTTTGGACTTTTTCCCAAGATTCGGAGCCGGAATTGGTTTAACAAGATTGGCAAGAGCTTATGAATTAAATCAAAAAGTTTTGGAAGTTATAGAATAATTTATTACCTTTGTCCTATGAGTAAAGTGGTAAAAGAATTAGGAAAAAAGTGGGAACAGATTTATGATGACCCCGATGAAACAGTTATTTGGAGATATGATACTTCAAAAAGTAAATTTGGACCTTATGAGGTCGAAATAAAATACAAACGACCAGTGGTTAGAACCAAGAAAGTCACAAGAAAGGTTACTGTAAAGTAACCTTTTTCGTTTTTAATACTAACAAATACACAAATAAATTTTACAATATTTATTATAATATAAACAATTGTAAAATTAAAAATTATGTTATTAAAAATAGGGTCGACAGGTGATGACGTAAAAAAACTACAAACAAAACTAGGGGCAACACCTGATGGAACTTTTGGTCCTGGTACAGATAAATTGGTGAAAGAATGGCAAGCCAAAAATGGATTAACCGCTGACGGACTTGTTGGTGATGGAACTTGGATAAAAATGTTTGGTTCGGTAATTAAAGAAGATGTTATAATACCTTCTTCAGGGAATTTAAAATTGGAAAAATTAAAAGGACATATCCCGGATTCCGTTATTACTCAAATTCCTGAAGTTGCTTCTAAATTTGGTATTACTAGTAATTTAAGACTGGCTCACTTCTTGTCACAGGCTAGTCACGAATCAGGGGGTTTTAAAGCGGTTCAAGAAAATGTGAATTATTCGTCGGATGGTCTTAAAAAAATATTCCCAAAATATTTCCCTGGTAACTTATCAGAATCTTACGCTAGAAATCCTGAAAAAATCGCATCTCGTGTTTATGGTGGTAGAATGGGTAATGGTGATGAAGCATCAAAAGAAGGTTATAAATTTCGTGGAAGAGGATTTTTACAAACCACAGGTAAAGAAAACTACACAAAATTTACAAAATTTATTGGTGAAGATTGTGTTAGTAATCCAGACCTTGTGGCGACAAAATATCCATTGGCATCTGCGGCATTTTTCTTTACATCAAACAGTCTTTGGTCTATTTGTGATAAAGGAGCGACAACTGATGTTGTGACTCAATTAACTAAGAGAATAAATGGTGGGACAATAGGGTTAGACCAACGAATTAAAGAGTTTAATGAATTTTATAACTTATTGAAGTAACTTACTTATTATGGAAAAAAAAGAAAATACGGGAGGAATAACGGATACTTTTTTTAATAAATTAAAGGAACAATCATTTACCATTATATTATTGGTGGGGATTATGTATTATCAAAATATGACCTTTAACAATCAACTTGTTGAGTATAAAAAAATGATTGATGATAAAGAAACATTAATTTTAAAACTCACTGACGACGAAAGACAGAGATTAATTGAAAGAACTGAATATTTATTAGAACAACGTGATAAGTATGTTGAGGAATTAATAAATAATAATAAATAAAAAATGAATAAGAAATTAATTAATGAAGATATTGCAAATATGAAATATCTTTTTGGGTATAAGGCTGGTAGAGTTATTTCAGAACAAGATTTTGATTATACTACCGACGATTATTTGGATACTGAAATAGATGAAAGTGGTTTACCTGAAAGATTAGTGAAACATATGGATAGTGATAAGATTGTTGGAACCCACAAACACGGAATAGGTTTTACCCCAAATCGTCACGGAGAAGAATTAGGTTTTGACATCCATTTAACAGATATACCACACGAAACTAAATTTGGTGGTGTTGAAGTTGGTGATTTTGATGAAGAAATGGAAGAAGGTTATGGATACGACGATGTTGATGAAACTAACCCTGATGATTTTGAAGACGATACTTTTGGGGATTTTGATTTAAGTAAATTAGGTCTTGATGACGAAGATGAAGAATATTAATATAAAAACCCCCAATTAAGGGGGTTTTTAATTTTAAGATAAGTCCTTCGACATATTGATTGCTGCTTGTAAAGCTTCAGGATTATTCTCAATTACTTTATGACCTCGTTTAGTATAAGGCATTACATAAGATATTCCGGATTTTACCATCCATTTTTTATCTAAGTCATCACTTTCATCAAATAATTTGTCGTATTTTTGTTTCCAGCCAACCCATTCCCACTCTTCGTAGTCCTCTTCTTTTGGTTTATAAGATGGGTCAAATAATCTATCACCAATTTTAAATGTTTGTCCCCCTCTGTGGGTGTATCCGTGATATCCGGCAATAAATTGTTGGTCGGGATACATATCATTGTATTCAATAATTGTTGCAACTCCGTGGGGGTATTCATCATTCACCACCATATTGTTTTGATAATACCACCAACCTATCTCAATATCTCCAATATATTCACCCGTCTTTGATAAAAATGAATTAGGTAATTCATGTTCATTTTCATCCCCAAATGTATGATTTTTAATGATTCCACCAGTATATTTTTGAATTTTATAAACGCATTCGGGATTAACAACCCATCCGGCAGATGTTCTAACTGGTGTAATTCTTGAAACAAGTTTTGTAAAACCCAAATTTAAGTGAATTTTGTTTAATTTATCTTTTCCGGTGTATTCTGGATATTTTTCAAACTTTAATCTAAGTTTTCCGATGTAAGGTGTTGTGTTTTTTATCATAATTTTATATATTTGCCTAATGATACGAAAATTTAAAGTATTTATCAATATGAAATTAATTATTACAGAATCTCAGTATAAAAAAATAATAAAAGAGGATACCCAAATAGAATATAATAGTGAATTCTTAGATGGTGTTACGGTTGTTGTTGTATTTGAAGATGACCCATTATATGAACAAGTTAAAGAATACTTTGAGGAATATGGTTTTGGGTTTATGGTTCCCGGTAGTGATTTAATTATTATTGATGGGCAAATATTGGAAGGACAACCAGACGCTAAAAGTATATTAAAATTTATTGAAGCTCACGAGGTTACTCACGTATTATTATCTCACGATGGTCCAAGAGATGCGAAAGATGAGTTGGAAGCTGATTTAGGTGCTTACCTATTATTACAACATAAAGGATATTACGAATCTGTTCGTACATTATTAGACCATTTCCAAGAAAGACACGGAGTTGAGTTTGATGAGAGTATGTTGGACGATATAAAAGAAAGAATGTAATATGAAATTAATAATAACAGAAAAACAATATAGATTATTAGAGGATATCCAATCAATTCCTTTATCTAACCCAACATCATCAGTTTGTAAATCATTTTATAATAGATTTAAAAAAGAATTTCCAAATACTCCGGAATATATCTTAAAGGAATTTGTTACAAATGTTATATGTGGTAATGAAGAGAGTTATAAAACTGTGATGGGACAATATCATGGAGACCCAATACCTTTTTTAGGTAAAAAGATTTATGAGTATCTAAAAGGTCCTTGGAAATTACGGATAATTAATGTTAATCCTGAAGATTTTGTTGAAAATAATATAAACGCATTCATTGAAAGAGAATTTGGTGAAGTGGATGCTTATTTTGTTAAGGACGATAAAGAAAGAATGGAAACACAAAAAGAACTAGCCATCTCAACAGGTAAAAACGAACCGATAATTGTACTTAAAGATAATCAAGGTAAGTATGAAATAGTTGAAGGATGGCATAGAACAATGTCCATATTAAAACTTGGTGATAATGGTGAGGATTTTAAAAATTGGAACAAAGTGAAGTTAAGAGCATTTGTTTCAGAAAAATAATCTCTCAATATTTTTTTTACCTTCAATATTAGCAGAATGAACTTTAATTTTAGGTAACTCAAGAGAATTCATTCTACAATACCCTATTAACCATAATCCCGCATCATATCCGGTTCTATCTTTTATGGTATCATAATTAATATTTGTTTGGTTCTCCGGTAAATAATGATTTTGAGATAAATCATGGTCAAACGATATTACTTCAGGTAATCCGTGTTTTAAAATAGTATCAATAAATTCTAAATAGTCCTTAACTATTACCCATTCATTATTATTTTCATAAATTGGGTCAATAGTGTTTCTAAATACATCGTAAGGTTTTCGGTTATCGTCTAAAAATAATTTCATACTGCAAAGATAATACATTTTTTGAATTTACCAATTTTATTATAAAAAACTTTATATAAAGTAGGATTTTACCGATTTTACAGATATTTATATAATATGAAAGAACTAAAAAAACCTGAAGAAAAAAAAGTTAAAATATCAATAACTTTAAGTCCTGATTTAGATAAACGAATGGAGGACGAATTAACCAATAAATCAAGATTGATTGAAAAATTATTAAGAGAATATTATGGAAACAAAGATTTGTAGTAAATGTAAGGTTGAAAAGGATTTTTGTGTGTTTATAAATTCTAAAAGAACTAAAGATGGTAAGACGAGTATTTGTAAAAAATGTAATTCTGAAAGAGGAAAAATTTACAACTTAAATAACCCTCAAAAACACAAAGAAAGAAGTAAAAGATGGTCTGAAAATAATCCGGACAAAGTAAAGGATAAAAGTAAAAGATGGGCAGAAAATAATCCGGAAAAAATAAAGAAAAAAAGAAGGGTTTATGAAAGTAAAAGAAAACAAAATGACCCTGTATTCAAAATAAAATCAAATTATTCATCATTATTATCTCGCTCATTCAAAATTAAAGGAGTTAAAAAACCAGGAAAAACAATAGAATTATTAGGGTGTTCTATTGATTTTTTTATAATTCATTTAACTAAACAATTTACGGACGGAATGAGTTTGGATAATTACGGAAAATGGCATATTGACCATATAGTACCTTTATCATCGGCAGGTAATGATTTACATAAATTAAAAAAATTATGTCATTACACTAATCTACAACCTCTTTGGGCAATTGATAATATAATGAAACGAGATAAAATCTTATAGTATGACAATTTGTCAGTAAAGTATGTTATTGTGTCAGGTTAATTACTTTGGCACGATTTTGATAAAAAAATGTTTGTGCTTGACACATTCAAAATAAACATATATACTTAAACAAAACTTATTAAAACTATGGGAAAAATTTTAGGCGTGGATTTAGGAACCACAAATTCTTGTTGTTCAATTATGGAGGGTGGAGACCCAATAATTATTGCCAATTCTGAAGGTAAAAGAACAACACCATCAATCATTGCTTTTTTAGAAGGCGGTGAAAGAAAAGTTGGTGACCCAGCAAAAAGACAAGCGGTTACCAATCCAACAAAAACTATCCACTCAATTAAACGATTTATGGGACTTACCTATGATGAGAGTAAAAAAGAACTTAAAAATGTTCCTTACTCAGTAATTAATGAAGGGTCTCAACCAAGAGTTCAAATTGATGATAGACAATACTCACCACAAGAATTATCCGCAATTATCTTACAAAAGATGAAACAAACTGCGGAAGATTATGTTGGTGAAACAATTACAGATGCGGTTATCACCGTACCAGCTTATTTTAACGATGCCCAACGTCAGGCAACTATTGAAGCGGGACAAATCGCCGGATTAAATGTGTTAAGGATAATTTCGGAACCAACCGCGGCTGCTCTTGCGTATGGACTTGATAAAAAGGGGGATAGTAAAATTGTTGTGTTTGACTGCGGAGGTGGAACTCACGACGTGTCTATTCTTGACTTAGGTGGTGGAGTATTTGAGGTATTATCTACCGATGGAGACACTCACTTAGGAGGGGACGACTTTGACAGAGTCATTATTGATTACTTGATTGAAGAATTTAAGAATGATAATGTCGGTATAGACATCTCAAAAGACGCTATGGCATTACAAAGGTTAAGAGAAGGTGCTGAGAAAGCGAAGGTTGAATTATCTTCATCTCCTCAGACAGAAATCAACTTACCTTATTTAAGTGCCGACGCTACCGGACCAAAACACTTGGTTAAAACTTTATCGAGAGCTAAGTTTGAACAACTTGCTTCTGATTTAATTAAAAGAACAATTGACCCTTGTAAAACGGCATTGAAAAATGCGAAACTTAAGGTTTCCGACATTGATGAGGTTATCCTTGTTGGTGGAACAACAAGAATCCCGGCAATACAAGAGGCGGTTAAGAAGTTCTTTGGTAAAGAACCATCAAAAGGTGTTAATCCGGATGAAGTAGTTGCGTTAGGAGCAGCTATTCAAGGAGGTGTATTGGCTGGTGATGTGAAAGATGTATTGTTATTAGACGTAACACCACTTTCATTAGGTATTGAAACAATGGGTGGTATTTTAACACGACTTATTGAGGCAAATACTACAATCCCAACCAAAAAGTCACAAGTTTTCTCAACGGCCATTGATAATCAACCTTCTGTAGAGATTCACGTTTTACAAGGGGAGAGACCGATGGCTAAAGACAACAGAACGATGGGTAGATTCCATTTAGATGGATTACCACCGTCTATGAGAGGAACTCCGAAAATACAAGTAACTTTTGATATTGATGCAAATGGTATCATCAATGTTTCTGCGGTTGATGAAGCAACAAACAAAACACAATCAATTAGAATTGAGGGTTCAACGGGATTATCTCAAGAAGACATTGAAAGAATGAAAACTGAAGCTGAAGAAAACGCTGAAGCAGACAAAAAGGTTAAAGAGGATGTGGATACGTTAAACTCTGCAGACAACCTGATATTCCAAACAGGTAAATCTTTAACGGATTTAGAGGATAAGATTTCTGAAGAACAAAAAACAGAAATAACAACTCTTCTTGATACCTTGAAAGAATCGCATTCTAATAAAGATGTGGAAAATGTTAAAACGATTATGGAAGAACTTACTCAAAAGTTCCAAACCATTACTCAGGAATTATACAATAGTGTAAATGAGAGTGAGACACCGGAATCAGATATTAACGCTTCGGACGTAGAGTTTGAAGAGGTTAAACCTGATTAACATTTTACAATAATGTTTTTTTAATCCCAATAATTTTTTTATTGGGATTTTTTGTTTATCTTTGTCCCATAAATTAAATATTATGAATGTAGTAGAATTTTTAGATTGGATTGTTGCGATGAATTTCCAACATTATAAAACAGAATCATTTCCTGATTATACACCGGATGGTTCATCTCATTTTTACATACTTGGAAGTCCGGAAAGATTTACAAGTCAGGAATTAAAGAATATTTACACAGGTGAAATGAACGATGAATTACGTGACAGATGGAATTGGGCGTTAACTGATAAAAATAAGTAAGAGATGAAAGGTAAATTAGAAAAAATAGGCGATAAGTGGTTCATAAGGTATACGAGGTATGAAGGTGGTGGGTCTTTTAGATTACCATTACATCCAAATTTTGTGGAAATGACGGATTTTGTTTATATTAAGAATGAGAGATTTTACGATGGTGATGAAATTGACTTTATTGATGTGTTAGTCAATCCTATGGGAAGAGATGTTGACCCAAATAATTTAGGTCAAAATCATTCTCTTTGTAAATGGTATGCCAGACCCTATTTAGATGAAAAAGATGAACAAAAACAACATCTAATTGATATGATGAAGGGTGATGAAGAATTGGGGTTATATAAACAAATCGACCAAAATAACCTTGTCACGAAAGGTAGCACTGCTTTAGTTAAAGAAATTAAACTTGAGGATATCTTTAACGATGAGAAAAGAGAAGGGGCTAAAAGAGTAATTCATCAACATAAAGTTTTGAAAGGTTTGTATTTAATCAACCCAGCTCATTTAATAATGACAAGTGATGGTTATGGTGAATTTCCGGATGGTTTTAAATTAACAGAAAAAGGTATTCAATACATTATTGAACAATTAAATAAAGAATAAAAAATATTTCATATGGAAGAAATTAACAACTATTGGTTTTGTGAGATTGGTCCACTACACGAGGGAGAAAGTATTGGTGATTGGCCGTTAAGGTCTATAGTAAAAGATAAATTTGAAGAATTAACAGGCAGAGATGCCCTAACCTGTTCTTCCGGGTGGGGATTACCATATGAAATTAAGGAGATAAATTCTTTAATTAGAATTTTACATATTACAGACCCTTCAGGGGAGAAGTTAAGAAAAATAAAAGACATATTGTATGAAAGAAAATAAAAAATAAAAAATGGGTGATTATAACAAACCAAGAGTGTATAATTCAGAAATCTTAAAAGATATGATATCAAAAATTACACCGGAAGAGTTAAAGTTGGTTGAAAATGAAATGTTGGGTATGGTTGAAGAGCCCTATACCAATAAAGAAATTAGAACTTGGTGGTTAAATCAAACTGAGGAAAAAAGACGAGATATGGTTCGTGAATATTTCAAAGGTGGAAATAGTGAAAACATCAACACATTATACGGTATAATGCCGGAAGAAATGGAGGAAATGTATAACATTAATGTTGATGTTGTTATAATGGATTGGGAAGAAATTTTATTTGATTTTATAGATTTTTACCCGTGTCAATTACCCAACGAATTATTTGAATGGTTGGAGGAAAATTACGAAATACCAAAGAAAAAAAATGGAAAAGATTAAAATAATATTCCTTGATATTGATGGGGTACTTAATGTGTGTTATCCTGAACATGACGAATTCGGACGTATATTCCATCCAAATTTTGTTGATAACCTTAAACGAGTTATCGATGAAACAGATGCCAAGATTGTAATATCTTCCACTTGGAGATATGCGGGGTTAGAAAGAATGAAAGATTTATGGGAAAAGAGAAACTTACCTGGTGAGGTGATTGATATTACACCGGATTGTAATGACTTATTCAACGAGGGTTTATTTGAGTGGTTGGACCAAATTGAAAGAGGTCACGAAGTGGAATATTGGTTGGATGAACACCCTGAAGTGGAACAATATGTTATCTTTGATGATGACAATGATTTCTTACAACACCAACGAGGGAATTTTGTTAGAACGGGAAATAACATCAATCATCCGGACTCATTAGATATCGGATATGGATTAACAAATGAATGTGCAAATAAAGCAATAAGAATATTAAAATCGTAATAGATGAAAACAGTATTAAGAATAGTAAGTAGAGAAGGTAGTGAATATATTGATATTCCAAACCCATATAATATGACACCGAGAAAAGACGACCATTTTGTATGGAAAGAAGAAAGTTATATGGTTTCTTGGGTTGAGTTTGATTTTGACACAAATACTCTCTATATTGTATCTGTAACAAGTTAAGAGATGGAAACATACACAAAAGGAAACGTAATAGTTGAGGAGATTAAAGTTGGTGATATTCATTATGAATATGAGTTGGGGGTAGGGATTAAATGTGAGGTAACAACATTACCAACATTAAATGAAACCGGTCAATACATTTGGGAAAGTAAGAATTTGAAGACGGATAATGTTATCCAATATTTGGTTGACCCAAAATATGCTCATTACTCGGCAAATCTATATGATTATGAAGCATATAAAGTTAATCACTATATATAAATGTCCGTTATTCCGAACAAAATAAAACAATACGTATTAAATAACAAACATTATGCAAAACACATTTACAATAGACGAGATTAGAAAGTATATCCTATCACAGGATAGTTTGGGAGATGTCCTTTACAATTTAAGTGCTTCAAAAATACTTGAGGCAAATGAATCGGAAGAGGAAGAAGATGATGAGGACGATTTTGATTTTACAATATAATGGTAAATTTTGAAAATATACAAGAAGGGTGGGTTAAATTCTCACGAATACCTTGTGTGGAAGGATGTGTTGATGTTTGGTATGGTGATTGTGCTTATAATCCAAATAGTGAAATTGAACCTCGTTGGAGCCTAAACTCATTCACAACATTTATTAGATTAAATGGTGAAGGAGAATGGTTTCCAAACGGATACAGAAGAGGGATTAAAGGGTTTGTTGGTGAAATGGCTGAAGTATACACATCACAAGAAATTTGGGACGAAATAAGTAAATTTAATGATGAAAAATAAAGAAACACTTGAAGAGGTATTTGATAAAATAGATGATAAATTATGTAGATACTCAACAGAAGAATCAGAATATTGGAATCACTATAAAATTGGTGTTTTAGATGGTTTAAAGTGGCAACAAGAGAACTCTAATGTTGATGTTTTAGAATTTGAAATATCTACTCTAAAATCACTTATACAAGATATGGACTCAACCATTAAAAGTAAGTATAGTGAGGAAGAGGTTGTATCATTTATACATAAATTCATAAAAGAACATCAACCTCAATTACCTTATTTAATAGGAGGAATAAATATGTGGTTTCAACAATATAAGAAGAAGTAAATTATGAAAGGGATTATAAAAGTTAGAAGTTTTGATTCATTAAAAAAATTGAATTACAAACGAGCAAAAGGGAAGAGTATAAATATTAAATCGTTGAATACCTCAACTAGTCGGACAATCGTAACCTTAGAAAAATTGGGTCTTTTAACACCAGAGTTATTGTGGGAATTAATTGAAAGAAGAAAATATCTCTATATTGAGGAAAGAAAATTGGAATGGATTATGAGGTCAAGAGAAAAAAACTTACCTTTGTTCTCGGAAGACGTAAATGATTATGTTAATATGCTGGCAAACACACATATAGCAATTTTAAGGGTTCCGTATGAAATACAAGATAAGTATAAAAATTACGTTTGGAAAAAAGATATAGATGGAAACAAAGAAAGTAATATTCCTGGATAATGACGGGGTTATCTGTCTCTCAAATAATTGGGGTGGACGAGCAAAAAAATGGGATAAGTTTAAAAAACTTAATCCTGAGGTGACCACCGATATGGATGCCCCGGCTGATGTTAGATTTGATGATTTTGATAAAAAGGCAATCAAGGTATTGAATCAGGTATTGGAAGAAACCGGAGCAGAATTAGTTGTGTCTTCAGATTGGAGATTATACGCCAATTTAGAAGAACTATGTGATTATTACCTTTCACAAGGAATCATCAAAAAACCAATCGATGTTACCAAACGATACATCGGTTGTGATAAACCTGACGATTTTGAGTGGGTTAAAAGAACAATGATTGAACAACAAAGATGTATCGAAGTTAGACAATATCTAACAGACCATCCCGAAGTTACGCGTTGGGCTTGTATCGATGATTTACAATTAGGTGAAACAGATACTCAAGATAGAGAACAAAAGTGGGGATTATCCAATTTCGTTCATACACCGAGAGAAAGTGAAGGAATCAAACAATCAGGGGTTAAAGAAAAATTATTACAATTCCTGAATGACTGATATTTATCAGTATGATTCAATACTTCACAGAAATTCTTAAAACATTTTCAACAGCCCAACGTATTTGGGCTTTGATTATTTTATGTGTATCCGTCTTTTTTATAACATTCGGTTCAGACATAATCGACGCGTTAAAACCGGACCCCACACAACAAATTTTGGTTATTGAGAGACAAAAAAAAATGATTACATCTCTTAACACCCAATTGGATAGTTTGTCCTTTAGAGTTGATGATTTGACTCAGGAAGTGATTAACGGACAATCAGAATGTTCCCATAAAAGGATTCAAAGAGAGAAAGAAATAATTTCTCAAATTGATGAGTTAGAAAATATGTTGAGAGGTAGTGTTAGACCTCATCAAATGATTAGAAATCATGGTACGGGTTCTTCAAATTCTAATGTAACGTTAGATACTGTTAGAATTGTACGTGATGAACCAAGATATGTTGAGGATGATAATTCCGAAAAAATAATTAAAGGTCTGTGCGACCTTAAAAATAAGATTAGAAATAAGAAATAAAAAACCCCCTCGTTAAAGGGGGTTTTCATTTGATTCTTCTTTTTTCTCTTTTTGAATTTGACTAACAATGTATCCAGCAATTGCGAATTCCAAAGATGCCCACATAATAACATCAGACATTCCCAATGTTTCGTACTTTTTAATTAAAAAGAAAACCATACCAATTTGTCCAACACTAAAAGCAATTCCTGACTCTATTCTTTTTTTGGAGAAAAAAGAGTCTGAATTACCATATTGTTTTCCAATCTCGGTGATGAACCATTTGATGTTGGTCCATCCGAAAAAATACTTTTTATTTTTCATAATAATGTTTATTATAAGTATTTACTTTCATAAAATAAAAAAGGGGATAGTAGCGAAACTTCCCCTTTATTTTGTTACCATCACTGATAACGGTCCTAAACGTCCCCAATGGTGGGGTTTATTTTTCCTTAACTAAGATTAAACATCTTTTAAGGTATTCTTTCGCTCTTGATGAGGGGTCTTTGTGTGCCAATACTTTTTCAATATCTTTAACAAGTTCTTCCCCGTGTTCGTTTTCTTTGTATAATTCGATTACTTTATCCATTGCTTTGTGACATTCATTATTTGTTTCATCAAAATAATTTTTGTTTCTAAAAGTATTGATATGGTTCATTAAGTTATATGCCAAATGTTCTCCTTTATCTTCAATACCATTATGTAATCTTAATGTTCTCAATACGTCCAAAGTATCAACCATTCCGTTAATACCACCATCACGTTTTAGAACGCTTGATGTGTAGTTATTAAATTTATCGGATGGACCAATCATTGTGTCTAAAGGAATTATATTACCGGCAACACATCTTGGTTTTTGGTCTTGTTCTTTTTCCGAATCTTGTTCAACCAAATGTTTTCTAATTGATTGTTTAAGTTCTCTTTCGTTAATCACTATATTTTTCATAAATGAAATGTTTTTATATTATAAATATATTAATAAATGGAATTATTTGAATATAAAAGTATTTATAATTATGATAAGTGAAAAGATAATAGATTTAATAAATAAAGTGGTAACTAAAAAGACCTTTAATTACTATGGTGTGATTATTGGTTCATCGGGACCTAATATTGATGTTGATTATAAGTTTCAAATTACTGGTCAAAGAAAAATGATGAGTGTTGGGGAATATTACGATTATTTAAAGGTTAAAGTTACAATTATAGGATTTAACGATAAGTTTAGTCCATTAATATTTGGTTTTGATGAAGAACATAAACACTTAGATTTTGAAAGGATGTATAAGAGTCAACTTTATCCTTTTTATGATAAATTAAACCGTGAAATTCAAGATTATTTAAAATATTTTAATAATACTGGTGAAATTTTACGAACAACAATCGATGATTTAAATTTTGACGTAAAAAAAATTGACAATATTAAAGAAAATTTACATATATTTGCTACTAATATAAAACAACCAATATTAGAGACGCAAATGAGTAGAATGAGTAAAGAGGCTATTAGAACGACTGTAACTAATATTGTCCGTAAGTTAAAGGAAGGTAAATCAGGGTCTTTTTATTTCCCTGGTGAAAATGGTGAAGAATATCATTTTACAAATTTACCTTTTAAATACTCGGTCGAATTAACCCTTCAAATTGATGATGAGTTGGATGGATATCAAATAAATGGGGAATATTCATCATCCGATGATGTAATTGAGATAATTGTTATTTATAATCCAAAAACATTAAAAAGAAATTTTTACAATATAATCGGAGAATTAAACGATATTGTTGCTCACGAATTGGAACACGGATTTCAATATAATCGTGATGGTCGTATTCATCAAGAATCACCAAACGAATCATTTGAGTATTATACTCAACCACACGAAATAACAGCACAAAGAGTAGGTTTTAGACGTGTTGCTAAATTAAGAAAACTACCGTATAATGATGTGGTTAGAGATTGGTTTGAGGACCATAAAGACATTCACGGATTAACTGACGATGAAATGGAAAAAGTGATTAAAATTATTATTGATGGTAAATAATATTCGAATAAAAAGTATTATATCATATATGACTAAATTAACTCACACAGTTGATGAATTTAGATTTAAATTTATTAATGTTGAGGTTAATCATGTGACTAGAGGTATGATATCCGGTACTGAAATCCAATATGATTTAGATATCACCCCAAAACAACCGGATATTCCATATATGTGGGAGTATTTCACTTGTAAATCAAAAGATATTATACACGATGGTTGTAGGATGGTGAGTATTAATTTTAGTAATCTTTTTACTAATGTTAATAACATTTATTATGAAGGTAAAAAAATAAATAAATCTAGTGGAAATATTCCTCAGTCATTTATTAATAAAATATCAGAACAAATACAACAAATTGGACCAAAAGAAATAAAAGGTCATTTTTGGTGTGGTGGTGAAAAAAAACAACTAATCTTAAATATTACTTATAAAATTTCAGATGTTTATATAGACGATGGAATAACAACAGATGTTTCAGTTTATTGTCATCAAGCATTAGTTAATGGTGAACCTTTAGAAAACATACCTCAAGACCTTGCAGAAACTATTGTTGGATATATGACTGAAAGTGATGACCTTAGAATACCTTTAGATAGTATTGTTTGGGATGAAGTTACTAAGTATATGAATTTAGAAGATTGTGAACTATGGACACATACTTACACTCATATTAGAAGTATTGGAGATATTGAAGTTGATGATTATAATTATGTTAATCATTCAACATTCTCAAGTAAATTATGTGATTTTATTTCGGGGGATTATTAACCTCTAAATCTTTTAATTAATTTAACCATAATTTCTTTTAATGCTGAACTTGAAATAGTTATCACACCATAGGATAATAATATTGTTATAATTTTATTAATATCCATAATTGATAATTTACCTTCAGAAATTTGATGAATATACGGTAATAATGGAATTAAAAACGCAAATCCTAACACATTACTCACCTTAAATAAGGTAATGTTTAAACTCTCCATAAAATCAAAAAATACCTCATTTAATTCTTTAGTTTTAGATAATGCTACATCAAATTCTGAATCTAATCCTTTTTCTTTAACAATATCTTTAATTTTTTTGATTAACTTTGGACTATTATAATAGAATGTTGCGATTGCTCCGGTAAGTAATAAGCTAATCTCACCATCATTCATAGACGGATATTTTCCTTCAAGGAAATCACCAACCGGTCCCATTAGACCACCAATTGATGCACCAAATGTTATTAATGCGGCTTTATCCCCACCAGTAATTTCTTTAATCTGAGTCGATATTAACTTACCAATATCACTATTTTTTCTTAAAATATTACCAAATTCACGACCAATTGATTCGTTAAGTATCATTCTTTCTTGGGATTCGGTGATTAATATGTTCATTTTCATAACAATAAATACTTTAATTATATTTATTGTTATATAATCTTAAAAAAAAAATATGAATCCAAAATTAAAAGTGGGTGATAGAGTATCACTATTATATATGTCGGAGGAGGTATCTATAAGTCCTGGTGAATGTGGTGTAGTTAAAAGTGTTGATAACGTATTTGGTGTAACACAATATGGTGTTAATTGGGATAATGGTAGTCGTTTGGCATTATTATCCGATACTGACGCTTGGAGACATGAGAAAAAACAAATAAAAGAAGATGAGTTAAAAAAAATGGAATACCTTAATAAAAATGTGGATTTGTTTCGTTTATTTAAGATTGGGTTTTTTCGTAGATACTTATTACTGATTAGAAAGTCCAGTATTGTGAATATGTTTGAAGCATCCCCTTATTTATGGATGGGTCGAGATAGAATTAAACACGAATTCAAATATAAACATATCCCAAATGAAGAAGCCTTTGAAGAAATGTTAAATATGGCTAACGAAGCTCAAGCTGAAATGATTAATGGTGTTATTAAATATTTGGAAAACGAAGGAATTGAGGAAAACATGGAAAACATCAACAAATACTTAAGAAAATTCGCACCTAAAATCGTAGAGTCCTACATTAGATTATGATTATTCGATAAACAATTATATTTATAAATAAAACAAACAATATGAACGCATATTTTTTTAAAATGACAAATGAGGAAAAAACTAATATCCTCGACCAACATAAATCAATTTATGACGGATATGTTACAAGTTATGCTCAACCAGCAAAAGAACAACCATTATACACTCAAGATTTTGCAAATGATAAGCAAGGATTAACTGTAAATAATAAAGGTGAGGTTACAGCATATAAAAACATGGGTATTAACGAAATGAGATTTGATAACAAATCTACAGGGTTATTCTCCGACGAAGAAAACGCATTTAAAGAACCGATGGAAGGTTATGTATCCCCAGGAGGACAATATGAACCTGAAGAATCTTTTGAATCTGAAGATGAAGGTCACTACGTATCCATGGGAGAACAATTAGATATGATTGGTGATGGACCAACTGATTTAGACCACGGAGTATTCGGACATGAAGAGGAAGAAGAAGATGGTTGGGAAGGTGACCCTTACGAATACATTAAAAATGGGGGATTTATGGACGATGATGATGATGAATTAGTATTCAACGTTGGAGATAAAATTTTTGACGATGAGGACGAAATTGATGATGAGGAAGTTGAAGGATTATTTGAAGATTTAAAAGAATCGTTAGATATGTTTAAAAGATTTACAAAATACAATTAAAATGAAAAAAATAGTTAGGTTAAAAGAAAGTGATTTAATAAATATTGTAAAACGTATTATTAAAGAACAAGAAATGGAAGAAGAAAGATTAGATTTTGGTGGTATGTCAGATGATGAATTACACGATTTACATCCCCACGTTAAAGGACACCCAAAACATTTTAAAAATTTCAACCCAACATCAGAATATTTAGGATGGAGAGGTGAAGTAGATAAAAGAGGTATCTATAAACGACGTGGAAAATTTCACGATGCTTTTACAGATAAGAAAAAAGAAGATTAAAAAATGGAAATAAAAGAGTTAGAGTCGTTTTATATAAATGAGACATCCCAAACTTTAGATGTTACTTTTAGAATTCATTCAGATAATGATGACGAAATTAGAACCGACCAAATTGATTTATCTGAAACAAAAACATTTGGGTACGAATTAACCAATCAATCATCATCAGATTTTTTTGACGATGAAGAATTTGAGGATATTTTTGATGATAATGATGATGTAGAATTAGATGAAGAAGAAATAATCTCATTTTTAAATGAATATTATTTAATCTATCCGGATAAATTACCGATAACACAATTATATTAAAAAAACCCCTCTTTACCGGAGGGGTTTTACTTTTTAAAAGATATTTATAAATTATGAGAACAGATGTTGATTATTTAATTTCCCTAATGAAGAAATATACACCGAAAAATGAAGGTGAGTTGGACGAACAAGACGCAGCTCCAGCTTCCGGTGGTGGTGCGGGAGCCAATCTAAATACTAGAGGTAGAAAATGGGAAACCGGATTAACAAGAGGTCCTGCAAATATGTTGGGATTAAAAGGTGAAAAGTGGGGAACCGGGTTAGCTAGGGGTCATGCAAATCCTGTTGAATAAAATAATTAATTTACGTATATTTATAGATTATGGAAATATTAATAAGTAAAGATAGAAGTTTGTTATATTTTGATGGTAAAATATCTAATTTAGATACCAAAACGTCTATGAATATATTTTCACTTTCAATAAATGAAACTATTGATATTTTTAAACGTCAATCAAGTGAATTATTAAAGGAAAATAAAGACAACTTACTACATATAAATTCAATTATTAGGTCAATAGGTCATTTAATAAATGATGATTTAAATGTTGTGGATAATCAATTCTTTTTATTTGAACTTGAAAATAAATTAAAAATTGATTTATTAGTTGAGAGTATTAATGATTCAATATTACTTACCGAACAAGCTTGGGATTGGGTTAAAGATAAAGCCGGTAAGGCTTGGGATGCAACTAAATCAGGTGTTAAATGGGTTGGTGATAAACTATCAGATGTTGGCAAATATTTATGGGATAAAGGATTACCTTCGTTTTTTGATAAATTAAGAGACTTTTGTTATAGTCCTATAGGTATAGGGTTAGATGTTGCATTAACTGTTGCGATTCCTGCTGCAGGTAAGGTGGTAATGAGTGTTGTATTTGGAGCATTATTATTATGGGAAATTAAAGAATTAATAGAAAAAGGACCCGGTTGGGAAACCATTTTAAATGTTATTTTCGCAGCAATAGGTGTTTTAGTACCGGCATTAAGTAAGTCAGGAAAGGCCGCTGTTGGTGGTGCAAAATCTTTGGGAGCAATTCCTGTTGCATCAAGAGGGATTATAGTTAAGATGATTGAGATGGGTAAAAGTATGGTTGGTAAGATTGTTCGTGGTGCCGGTAAAGGAGCTGAATGGTTGGCAGGATTATTTGGTCCGGGAGCCAAATCTTGGATGTCGGGAATATTAAAATCACTTGAATCTACACTAACTAAAGTTTTTAATTCGGTTAGTGGTAAATTAGTTGGTGGTGGTGAAAAACTAACTAAAAGTAGGTTATCTACCGGTATTAGTAAGGGTATTAAAACAGGTGTAATTTGGGCAACAGTTAATTTTACTTTAGAGGAATTTTTAAAAACAGAAACAGGTCAAAAAATTATCAATAGAGTTCGTAAATTATTTGGTTATTCAGATGAAGAACTTAAAAATGGAGATATTTTAACTAACGGTATTAAAAAATCTATTATTTCAGATAACCCATCTATGAAATTAACAGATTCAAGTAAAATTGAAATTAAGTATGATAAAAATAAAAACGCGACAATAATTATTGACGGGGTAAAATATAAATTTAAAGATAACGCTGAAGAAAAACTTTTATTAACACCTATTACTAATTCTTCAAATAACATAATAAATGATTATGATTCATTGTGGGATTATATGGAAAAAGATGGTAAATATTACACAAAGAAAAAAAATAGTGATACTTGGTTATTAACAAAAGGTAATGTTGAGTCGTCAATAAAAAATAAAGTTTTTAAAAAATAAAAAAATATGGAAAAAAATGTAATATTGGAATCTATTAGGATTAAAGAAATTATGGGTATATCATCATCCAATAATTTATTATCAGAACAATGGACTGAAGTAATAAAAAATATGGTTAGAAGTTTGGGTATTGGTGTTAGAGAAGAATCTTTGTTAAAATCATTTTTAAAAGGTAATTTAAAAAACACAAAACAAGAACAAGAGTTTTTAACTTTCATTAAAAGTACTGAGGGTAAAAATTTTATATCTCAATTTGAAAGTAGGGTAGCTACTATGGTAGGGGATGAAAAGAAAATTTATAAAAGAGTATTAAACGATTTGAAAAGTCCTAAAAGTAAAGTAACCCCGCCTAAGACACCTAAAATAAATAATCTTAGATTTGAAACTGAATGGGCTAAAGTTAAATCAGATAGTGGAATTAATAAACTATTTTCAAAATACCCAGAAGCTAAGGATAAAATTAAACCTTGGTTAGAATCAAACGTACAATTAGGTAAATCTTTTGATGATATTGGTGCTGACGTAATTAAATCACATATTAGGTCGGTAGTTAAAAAACCAGCAATGTTAGATACTATTTTAAAATATTCAGATAAATTAATGAGTACTAGTGGTGGTAAATTATTATTGTTAACCGCTGTTGGGGGTGTTCTTGTTGGTGCGTGGAACGTTTCCGATTTATGGGAATATTTAAAAAGTAGGTTTAAAGATAATGAAACACCTACACCGGATAATAATAATAGTCCTGTAGAGGACCCTGATAATGGAGGGGAGGCAAATTGGTAATGAACGAGATAGAATTAAAAAAATTACACGACAAGATACAGAGTGTTAAAGATTTCGGGGATTTTAACAAATTTAAAAATAAAATGGGTGACGTTAATTCTCGTAAACGTTTTTACGATAAGTATTTTTTATTTTTAAAAAGTAAAGGTGTTAATTTAGGTTCTTATGATGAATATGAACGTAGATTATCTTCAAACGTAGAAACTGATGGTGGTGGTGGTCATACAGGTGGTGGAAGTGTATCACAAGGATGGTTATCTGACCCAACAGGAAATAAAACTTGGGAATATCAACTTAGAGATTGTAAATGGGTTGCTAGAAAAATTGGTGAAACTAAAGAATATAATATTAGTGATAATCCAAAATATATCAGTTCAGTCCAAAAATTAAATGACGCTAACCCTAATTTAATAAAAGATTGTAACAAAACTAAACCTGAAGAAGTAAAACCTGTGATTAATCAGATTAATTTACCTGATTGGGCGACTTGTATAAAAGTTGTTCCAAATCTTAAATTAAGTCAAGACAGTAAAGGCACTTCAATTATTCAAATGGTTTTTGGTGATAGTGGTGATTATGGTTATTTTTGGGAAGGTGGTACGTTTTTATATGTTTTTAAAGATGAAAACAAAGGTAAAATATACGGTAAATGGTCTTGTAAAGATAATTCATTAGTAGTTACTACAGATGATGGACAAGTATGGATGTCAGGTTCAGGGTGGGTAGTATCTCCGGATAAAGTAGGAACTCCTGATACAAACACTGGAACTAACTGGATGACACCAGATGAGTTATCCGGTGATGAAACATCTCAACCCGTTAAAACAGAATCAACTATGGATAATTTAGAAAATATAATAAATGAGGTTAATGACCTTATTATAGAACAAACACAACAAGTGGTTCAAGCACCTGCGGATGAGTTAAAGGCTTTAGAGAATAACCCAATATTAAAAAGTAAGGGTACTTTAGAAACACTATGTAGAACAGCAAATCAAACATCAAAACCGATTAAAGTTAATAACGGTAAAACATATTTTGCCGGTAAAGCGGTTACTCGAAAAGATAATACTGTTGTTTATATAACATACGATGGTATGGTGATAAAAAGAGTTAGTGATAATAGTTGTGTTTTTGAATATGTTAAAGGTGACGATAAGAATAACATACACATTAAAGGTATTCCATTCTCCGATTTATCCATGCCATATTTAGATGTTTTAAGTAGATTTGGTATTAACCCACTTAATTACGATTCTGACCCTTTATATTTGATAAAAAAGATGACAATTAAATTGCAAAATTTAATTACAAATCAAGGAGCAAGGTCTGCAGTATTTAAAAATTGGAATGATGTTTTAACATATTGGGACCCAAAAGGTGTTCGTTTAACGGGTACTGAAGATAATTTTGCTAACCCAATGCCCGATGAGTTAAATCAATATACTCCAGCAACGGCAGATTCTTTAGGATTAACATATTTGGATAAACAAATTAAAATTTATCTAAAACGAGGTGGAAGACATACGAATGATTTTACTGACACAACATACGATTTTAATAAATGTAGACAAGATTTAGTCACGTATCTTAAAGCAGCTTTTGATTTTGAAAAAGAAGGAACTATTGATGATACCGTTAATTCAAACTCAGTTAGAAAATCATTACAAGGGTGTTATACAAGTGGTGCGTTCCAAAAAATGACACCAATTAAAGATACTGATTTAAATCTTCAATTAAACGATAAAAATAATCCATTTAAAGGTCTTCGTGGATTTGGTAATGATTTAGACATTAATGATGTTAAAAAATTATTATCAGGTAACCACTTTAAATTACCAAAAGTTGGACCATCCGGTAATAATCCATATTTACCATTTAATTTAGACACAAGAAATATGAACGAATCAAAATTAAATACTTTAATTAAAGAAAATTTACAAAAATTATCTGAACAAAAAAATAGTAATTTATTGGCTGAAACTAGAATTATTCAAACAAGAACTAAAATTTTAACCGAAAACAGAATTCTTAAATTTAAACAACCAAGAGAAAAATTCTTTAATGAAATTATTTCTGAAGCAATTTATTTAGAATCACAAGGTTTTGATAAACAACTTATCAAAGAAGAGTTTTGGGACACGTTAAAAGGTATGTTCGGACAACACGGTTCTGAAGCAATATTTGGAACATTCAAAGAATATATGGGTAAATGGTTATTACAAAAATTAACACCAGTTAATCCTAATGGTTGGATTGGTAGTATTGTTGTGGCAGCTATCGGTAATTTACATATTGATGATTTATCAAAATTAACTGATTGTAACTTTTTAGTTAAAAAATTGTCATCATCAATCGGTGAAGGAATTGCTCGTAAAATCCAACACGATAAAGGTTATGATGGTGGTATTTCAGATATTGTTAGAAATGGTTTATTTAGTGCCATAGATAATAATGAAATGGTTAAATCACTCGAAAATGGGTTGGCAAAATTAATTTGTCCTGCACTTAGTGGTGTTAAAACGAAATTAGAAGACAAAGCACAACAAATGAAAACAATGGCCGTACAAGCCTAACTGTACCTCCGGTGTAGAAACCGGATGGGATTAACCATCTAAAAGAAAGGGGAAAATTCAGAATCTAGCAAGAGGGTGTCGTGAGACACCTTTTTGTTGCTCAAAACTTTTTTAAAATAAATTTGTTTAATTAAAAAACTTATATTACTTTTGTCCTATGAAAACATTTGATGATTTAATATTTAAACCACACGAGATGGGTAATGGAGCTGTTCAAGCAAGAATGGACTTAGGAAACGATATTGAAGTTTCAGTTGTTGGTGGAAAACATTTATACGGAAATGGGGTTACTTCATTTGAAGTTGCAGCATTCTACCAAACATTAGGTAAGTTTGTCCCATTAGATGGTAATGATGTTTCCGGTTGGAATTCAAAAGAAGAAGTAACAAAAATTATTAACTATTTAGAAAATTTATAATTATGCCAGATTTTAGTGCGTCAGTAGACATAGAACCTTGGGAGTATATTGCGGAATGTACTCGTAGTGAAATTGAAGATTTAATTGAATCACTTGTTGAAGATGGTCATTTAGATTCATTCAACGGGAAAGTTAAACCAAAAAAAGAAGGTGCGACCGTGATGGAGTTAGAGTGGGATGAATTAATGACAAAGATTAGAAATTCTAAACATTTACTATCCAACGATGATGAAAGTAGAATAATTGAGATAGCTAATAAATTGGTATAATAAAAAAAAATAAAAAAAATATTTGACTTTTGAAGAACTTTTCGTAAGTTTGATATAATTATAAGAAACACAGGTAGAGATACCACAAAAAAAAAAGAAAAATGAAAAACACTAATAAACATATGAACGTCGTGATTTGGAAACAACAATTTAGTAATTGTTCGTATCCGCGTATCTCGCATACAAGTTCAGGTGATAATGATTTAGTGTAATGTAATGTAAAAAACATACAACAAATATATCAAAATCCTGAACTCAAAAAGTTCAGGATTTTTTTTTTGAAATTTTTTATAAAAAAGTTTGTCAGTCACAAAAAAAGGATTACCTTTGTCCCATCAAACAAAAGGAACGTTATTTGAAATATTGGTAAGAAAAAAATGGAAGGCGGCCGAATGGACGAGGAGCTTGTCTTGAAAACAAGTAGCAGGTAACACTGTTGTGGGTTCGATTCCCATGTCTTCCTCGGGTTAGTTAAATAGTTTAATCCACACCCAAAAAAGAATGTTCGGCGGGAGGCCGAGGCGAACGTAATTGTGGTAATCGTTCTTTAACTAAAAAATATTTTGTCCCTTCGTATAACGGTTAGTACACGTAGTTTTGGTCTACGCGGAAGTGGTTCGATTCCATTAGGGATAACAAGGGTTCGGTGGAAACCCAAGAATAGATGATGAATCTATGTCCACCAAAAACATCGAGTGGTCCGGGACCAAAGACGGCTCATATCTGACTTTAGAATGGCTCAACACCATTACTCGGTACGGGATGAACTAAATTTGTATGTTTATAGGTTGGAAGAACAAAACATATATTCACCTCGTTGGCGTAATGGTAGCGTATTTGTCTTACATACAAATGGCGGTGGTTCGATTCCATCACGAGGTACAAAAAAAATATTAAAAAAAAAATTGGTAGTTTAAAAATTAATACGTAATTTTGTCCTATGAAAAGATTTAAAGTAAGATTCAATTTAGGTAGAGGTGAAAATTACCTTAAATGGAAAGTAGAACTTCCGGGAGAACAGATGAAATATCTTGACCCAAATGAAGTTCAATTAGTTCTTAGAAATTGTGAATTAAAAAACAATCAAAAATCTGCTCAGGAAATATTTCAAGGGGACTATAAAAAAGTTTGTTCTTGGGTATTATGTGAGTCGGTTGAGATTAAAACAAATGATTTTTCAACTCATAGTGAAAATCAAATTAGATATAATCCAAGAGTTCAACCAAATTGGTTAATGAACGATAAAAATGTGGATGGTGAAAAATTTGATACAATCATTAGTGACGGAAGAAGATTATTTAAAGTATAAATTGGGTAGCAAAAGTCGTTCGGATACGGCAACCTGACTGTAAATCAGGTCTTCACGGGAGTGGTTCGAGTCCACTGTTGCCCACTATGATAATGGTTTTCTCTATCTCTCGGATGTCGACAATCCAAGATAGACCAAAGAATTCATAACCCTCTGCCGAGGCCTCGTAAAACTACGATTAAGCAGTTAAGATTGGAGCGAGACGGGTACTCCAACATTATCATTAATTGGGTCTTTGGTATAAGTGGTCTGTACGTATGTCTGAAGAATATAAGGAAAGAGTTCGATTCTCTTAGGACCCACAAACAAGGAAACAACCCCCGAGTTGGTAAGCGCTTACCCGGACTCAAGAGAAGTAAAGTTACCAGATGGGTGCGTAACGCCTTGGACTACTATTATTGAATGATACGAGCCTGCAAAGTTCGAAAGGAGTCAGGTAGTAGTCAAAATTGGGTCTATAGTGAAATGGTATCACGTCTGACTGTTAATCAGTTATTCCGGGTTCGACCCCCGGTGGACCCGCGGAGTCCCGATATAACGGGAAACCCCCACTCCCATATGGCAGCCGGTCCATTAAGCCGGTGAAGTGGGGTAATATGGAGTTTGAAGCTTTTTAGTGAAGTGTTAGATTGTGGTTCTAAAGAAGACGGGGCGGTACCGTCCTAACTCCCAAAATCATATGTTATGGATGAAGATGAAAAAATTGAAGAATTAGAGGGTCTAATTGTAGATTTGAAATTTGATTTAAAGAAATCCAAAGACAAGGAGATGATTTACTTGGACATTCTATCCAACATAAATAATTCGTTAAGTATTTTTTTCAAACGAGAAAAAGAAAATGAGAGATTTGATTTGGGTGATGATGTGAATTACAGAGAATGTATTGTAAATTTAAAATCTGCAATGGATGATTATATACGAGTTTATAAATTACGATTATGAAAAAGGTATTTGATAATCTTTGAGGTCTGCTAAACAACAGACTCAAGATTATGAGTGTAAACACAAACAGAATGAGATTGAACAAGGCGACTTGTTCAAAAGATTACAGATTGATTTGGTTAAAGTTTGAATTTCCAATGTATTGGGACGAAGGGTTGAACTTCAAAAAAGGACACCCATCAATAAAATACAGAAGTTATAAAACTTGGAAATACAACCGAAAAACTCAGTGGAAATAAAATGTGGTAGTCTGCAGGAGGTTTCTCACCCTCAAAAAATGTGTTGTTCCCGATACGGTACGCAAACCGTTATAAGATGAGGGGTACTAAAAATTAGAGTATAAGTTCTCTACATCACTGAGGTGTTCTTAACCTCAAATTGGTCTCTTGGTGTAACGAATAGCACTTAATATTACGGCTATTAGGGTGGGGGTTTGATTCCCTCAGAGACTACGAATTGGAGAGTGAGCTATGATGGTGATTAGTTCCACCTGCTAAGTGAGAAGTTCGTTTGGATGAGGTTCGATTCCTCCTCTCTCCGCAGAAAATTATATTAGGGTGTATTCTCGGGGTGAGAAGCCTGCATTGGAGGCAGGAGGCGGAGAGTTCGACCCTCTCCACCCTAACGAGGGAGATTGTTACTAATTTATAGAACCCTAACAGTATGGGGGAAGCGTAGAATTAGAAAATTCGGGGTGTATTCTCGGAGTGAGAAGCCTACCTTGGACGTAGGAAGCGGGAAGTGCAACTCTTCTCACCCCGACTATCATTAGTCGTAATAAAAATATTTGGTTCAAATACGACTTTTACGACATTTCTATATATTTATATATATGGAAGAAATTATTAAAAATTGTAAAACAATATCTGAGGCTGTTAGAAATACTCTTGGATATGATAATGGTAGAACTAGAAAAAAGTTCTTGTTTATCGTTGAAGAACAAAACTTGGATATAACACATTTAAGGTCTAAACCTTTATTATATGAAAGAGTTATTAAAGAATGTCCGGTATGTGGTAAAGAGTTTGAGGATTTAGTTGGTCATCCAAGACAAAAAACAACTTGTTCATATTCTTGTTCTAACACACATTTTAGAAGTGGGGAGAATAACCCAAATTACAAAGAAATAAAGGATGTTAGGTCAAGTAATAAGTATAGACGAATATGTTTTGAACAACATAAACCTGAGTGTATTATTTGTGGTGAAAATAAAATTGTTTCTGTTCATCATTATGATGAAAATCACGAAAACAATTCTATTGAAAATTTAATACCTTTATGCCCAACACATCATCAATACGTTCATTCACGATATAAGAATGACGTAATAGATACGATAAATAAATATCGTGAAGAATTTATATCAAAAAATAATTTGGGTACGTAACTCAGGGGTAGAGTTCCATTCTGATGAAATGGCTGTCGATGGTTCGATTCCATCCGTACCTACAAATGTGGCTCACAAACCATAATTATTAAGCTCAAATATGTAAGATTTTGAGCTCAATAACAAAATGAAATGAGCTCAAATAAAAAATTTAAGTTATTTTTTAAGTTTTAAGGTTTATCAGGTTCGACTTGATATTTATAATAAAGTATTATTATGAAAAATTGTAAAAAATGTGGGAGTGAATTTGAACCTCAAAAAGGTTTAATTAATTATTGTTCTTTAATTTGTAGGAATAGTCGAAGTTGGTCCGAAGAAGATAAACAAAAATTATCTGAAACGATGAAAAATTCAGAAAAGGTTAAATTTGCAAACTTAAATAAAACTGAATTAGATTGGGTTGAAATTAATTTAAGAAGAAAAGAAAAACACACTAAAAAAATATTAGAATCGAATTACGATGATTTAAGTTTTGAAAGTTTGAGGTTTAGAATTTTATATGAACAAGAAAATAAATGTAATTCTTGTGGTATTAGTGAATGGTTAGGTGAACCAATTACTTTGGAATTAGAACATAAAGATGGTAATCATTTTAATAATGTGAGAGATAATTTAGAAATGATTTGTCCTAATTGTCATTCTCAAACAAGTACTTGGAGAGGTCGTAACAAAAAAGATAAAAAGAATAAAATATCTGATGAAGAATTATTTAATTCATTGTTAAAAAATGAGTGGAATATGAGACAATCGTTATTAGAAGTAGGGTTAGCCGCTAAAGGTGGAAACTATAATAGATGTCACAAACTAAAAAACGAATACAATAAATTGACCTCGTAACTCAGCGGTAGAGTACCAAGCTTTTAACTTGGGAGTCGAGATTTCGAAATTCTCCGGGGTCACAAAATAATAGAAATAATGATAAACAACATCGAACAAGTGAAGACATTGTTAAATTTCTCTGAAAAGGGGGATTTTTATATGTTATACGTATTTAAACGTAAAAAAGACCAACCAATCGAGGAAAGAGACAATCATCAATCTGTAAGAACAATTAAAACTTACTGTATTGATAGTATTGAACACTTGGAAAAAAGGTATGATGAGATTATCCAATTATGTGAGATGTTTAAAGCGAGAGCTTACATCCACGTTCAGAAACAAAATCATAGAGATGTATCTTTGGATATGTTAGCACTTCTTGCCGAGAGAATTAAGAATGGAGTTCAAAACCAAAAAGGTTTATTTGATTCCGTTGTGGGTCAAATTAAAACACAGGAAAAGAGATGGATTGTAGATATTGATACTAAAGATTTTGACACTCTTTTTGAAGTATCAAAATTTCTAATAGTTTTACAACCGGTTGGAGATAAAGTTGAGGCCGTTATTCCAACAAAAAATGGTGTTCATTTAATCACCAAAAAATTTGATGTTAGAGGATTCCAAGCAAAATTTCCAGATATAGATATACAAAAGAAAAATCCCACTCTACTATACTACCCTGATAGTTTAGAGTAAAAAAACAAATGTTTAATTAAAAATTAATAGTCGTGAGTAAGTACCAAAAAACTTTGGTCTTGGATTCAAGTTATATGGCGAGAAGTATTATATCAACAGAGAGGGCTTTCGTCATTTCTTATAAAGGTAATGCGGATATCGTTGAAGAACATCCGGAATCATTTAAGTTAGTGAATCCTGAATTGGATATCAAAAAACCATCAATTATCCGGGTTTATAAATATGTGAATCAGGTAATTCAAAAAGTTCCTTTAAGTAGGGAGAATGTTTATCGTAGAGATAATTTTGAGTGTGTGTATTGTGGTGATAGTAATAGAAAAACATTAACATTAGACCACGTAGTACCCCAATCTAAGGGGGGGAAAGACTCTTGGGACAACTTGGTTACCGCTTGTAGAAAATGTAACGGTGAGAAGTCCAATTTGACGTTGGAAGAATATGGTAAAGATATTCCTCAACCAAGGAGACCACACTATTTGATGTTGATGAAACAAGTTCATCACGAAATCCCGAAAGAATGGGAACCATATTTATTCTTTTAATTATGATAACAGAAAGTCAGTACAAAACGGCACTTAAAGTGGTGTCGGATTACAAGAAACAACAAAAATCTTTAAAACCTAAGGAGTGTCAACATTATAACACTGATTGGTGTGTTGAAGAACAGAGATACGTTTGTCTTGATTGTGATTTCAAGGGACGAAAAAAAGGTGAATAATTATTTGGTAGATTAAAATTTAGTTGTATCTTTGTCGAAATTAAAAACGAAATGATATGAATAAGTTAAAAGTGATGTTTAAGGAGAATTGGAAATCAATAGTATTTTCATATTCATTGTTTATGGTGAATGCAATATTGATGGTAATTTACCCCAAAATTTTGGGTAATTCAATTGACCATTTGATTGCCAAAGATTATTCATACATTTGGTATTTGGTTTCAACCTTTGTTGCCATTATGTTCTTCGGATACATCAGTAGAATTTATGATGTTAGAGTATTCTCCGGGATTTATCGAAGATTTGCATCAATTGAAACTCACAAACAAATTGAGAGTGGTGTTGAGACAACAAAGATTAACGGACGATTAACATTAATGAATTATATTGTTCATTTCTTTGAGAGAGATATGTTGGTTGTATTACAAACCATAATTGGTTTGGTGGGAGCAATTTACTTTTTAGCAATGGTAAGTTTACCGATTGTTGGATTCTTAATGATTAGTGCGGTTTTAATATTGGGTGTTAGTTTTTATTACTCACCAAAAATTGCTGAGGTAACTAGTTTAAATAATGACTTATCTGAAGAACAAACTGAGATTATTAATACTAGAAAAATATCTGCCGTAAATAACTTACTCAAACGAGGTCAAAAATTATCAATTAAACTATCGGTGGTGGATTCCAAGTTCTCAATTTGGATTCAAGCAATTGTTTACGGAAGTGTAACAGTATTATTAACATACTACGTAATGTATAATAAAGTGAGTGTGGGAAGTGTATTTTCAACGTATAGATATATGTTTGATTTTTGTAACGCTCTTCTTGGATTACCGGTAATTATCACATCATACATCAATATTAAGGATGTTATTAAAAGATTAGAAACAGAAAATTAAAAAAAAGTTTGGTAGATTAAAAAAAAGTATTATCTTTGTTGAAATTAAAACATAAAAATTATGAGAAGAAATGTAGTTGTTGCTGGAATGGGTGGATTAGCTTTTGGTATGGGAATTGAGAGTGTAACTCAAACACCTTTTATTGGATTGAGTAAATTATCAAAACCACACGTAATTGGTGAAAATTGTTTATCTTCTGAATCAGAAGAAGTTGTTACCATCCTTTTTAAGAATCTTGAGTCATTAGAGGTTTTAGAAGAAATGTGTCGTAAGACAAGAAAATTCTTGAAATCACAAAACAAAGTTTTACCTAAAAAAAGTAAAAAATAATTTAACGATTATCACTTGGTGTAAGTGGGAATGAATACCACCTTGGGTAGCACCGTGGAATATGTCCACGAGATACGGGTTCGAATCCCGTAGTGATAATCTTAAAAAAAAAGAAATTATGATAATCAACGAGTGGGATAAAGAACAAAATTTATTTTTTGTAAGAGATTTGGATTACGATAGAAATATGTTCATTGGGACTATGGATGAGTGTAAAAAATTTATGATTAATTATAATAGTAATCAAGACTGATACCAAAAAGTGAAATGGTTGAAGGGTGGTATAAGGGTTTCTGTAGGAACAATTATATGGCTTATTGGGATGGTGAAAAATTCCAATACCTCAGATATAAGTTCGGGTATCGTTTGGACACAATAGAACATTTTGAGGATGTTAAAGAAGAAAGGTTAGACGGGTTTATCCCGGTTGAAAGAATTGAAAAATTAACCCCAGAAGAACTGTGGAATGAAAAAAACGAAATAGGGTATTAAAAAACACATAGAAAAACGAACAATAGAGGAATGAATTGGTTAGTCCACGCCCCGATATAGCATTAGCCTATATTGTGACGACTCTAAACACCCCAAGAAGTGTTATGTTTTGTTGAGTATGATAAGAGTATGTGAGTATCCCTGAATTAACAGGCGATGTAGGCGTAAGAGTCCAAACAGGACTATTAAACTCTAAGAAATTATCCCAACTTGGTGGATGTGTTTTTTTTATAATGGTCTTGTTGGTCGAAGCGGCCGGTAAGTCTGCAAAACTTACGGAGGGGGTGCGATACCCTCCAAGACCTCAAATAACATAATTTTTTAACTCACGAAAATGGGCTTGAACTACTGAAAGGGAAACGCGTTCTTGACTAAGGGTGAAATAGAAAATTAGATTCGGAGGCATCCGGGTTGTGTGAAAAAGTAGGGGAGCTCCCGGCAGGGACTACGAAGAATTATGTTTTTAATCGGTATTCACTCTTACCGCAATTCTTATGGTGTAGTATCCATAAGCGGGATAAGAAAGTGAATACCAAAATACGTGATACAGACAAGGTGTCGGTCAGAACTCCAAATTCTCGACGGTGGGGTTCAATTCCTCAATCACGTGCGAAAAGACGGAGAGTGAGCCAAGGGTAATTCCGTTATGGTTATCCCTTGGGGGTCTCTCCCGAAGAATTTGGGATAAAAGCACAAGTGGATGTGCAAGCGGTAGACGCTGCGAGGTAGGGGTTCGAGTCCCCAATATTCCACAAATTAAAAACAGACCTATAACTTAAGTCAGTGGTAAAATGGATGTGAGGTTCGGAATAATCAACCAAACCAAGAGACCGCCGAGGGTAAACACGGGTATGATGCCCGTCTAGTCCCCTAAGACGTAAATATCGGATAATCATTCTGTCTGTTTTTTTTATATTTATAATAAAAACATATTATGAAAAAATTTATAATTTCTGAAGAAGAAAAAAGTAGAATCCTTGAAATGCACTCAGATGAAAAGAACACAATTGGAAAACACGAAAAAGTGGACTCAATTGCTAAAAAATGGTATAAAAAAACCAATAACCCATTTTTCATTAAGTTTGTGGATAATTACCCGACACAAAGTGATTTTGATACAGATTTAATTGATAATCATCTTGACTATGATTTTGATGATATAGAGGGGTTATCAGATGATGAAATTTTAGATAATTTTTGGTCAGCAGAAGGAGAAATTGATTTGTTAGAATCTAATTTTGAAGATATCCCAAACACACATATGTGGGTTAAATTCAAAAATGATTTAACAGATTCAGGATGGTAAAATTAAAAGTTTAACAACCGGGGTGTCCATACTCTAAAAAATTAATGGACTAGCGTGTTGATAGGGGTGACCTCCCAATAGTAGCACCATAGAAATATGGTAAAGGATAGATAAGGACTAGTACGCCGGTGAGGAACACGACCAATTCCGGAATTCCCATTGTAGCCCGCTACGACCCGAGGGCGGGGTTGTTAAACTTTTTTTCTTATCAATATATTTATCAATATGAAAAAATTTGTAATCACAGAAGAAGAAAAGGACGAAATATTAAATCAACATTTAAAGGTTAAACCATATTCGGAACTTGATGGATGGGATACTAAAGACTCACCGAAAGGTAGACGTATTTTAGATTTTGATATAACACCAATAAGTTTGGCTAAATTTAAGTCTCAGGGATTAACCCCTTATTATTATGATGGTGAGACAGATATTGTTGAAATAACAAGTCCAATTAAAGGGCGAACACATCTAACAAAACCAAAAGAAGTTTTCTTATTAACACCCGAAGAATATGGTAAGATTAAAAAATTATCAGATAATGTTAAGGAAATGATTGAACTTAAATTAAAAGCAATTAAACTTTATAAACAATACATTCCGGCTAGTTTAGGTAAACTTATAGAAAAAAAATAAAATATTTTTTAGATTTATTTGACTTTTTACAAAACTAACGTATATTTATTAGAAATTACAATAACACAACAAATGCAAACTTTAAACATATTACTTACGATAGCGGGAACTGAGGGTAGAGATACAACTTGGAAGTCGATGGTATGATATATATTTAAGTAAAAAAAATATTCAAAAATCCATCTTCAAAAAAGGTGGATTTTTTTTTGTAAAAAAGTTTGGTGGATTGAAATAAAACATTATCTTTGTACCGAATTAAAAATGTAATTATTATGTCAGAAGAAAAAACGACGAATGAAGAGTTAGTGATGGAGTACTCACCCATCTTAGGTGTAACCTACGGATTAAGAAATGTCTTAATTGAAGTGGATTCAAAAAAAGATGAAAAAAAAGAAGAATAAAGTTTGGTATAATGAAATAAAGTATTATCTTTGTACCATCAAAAAGAAACAAGTTAATTGAAATATTGGTAATATAAAATGGCCCGGTCTTCTAATGGTGCGGAAATCCGGTTTTCATCCGGGCAATCGGAGTTCGATTCTCCGTCGGGCTACAAAAAAAAATAAAAAAAGTGGTTAGGATGTAAGATTTTACAAGAGTTCGTGATATTTATAATAAAAGGAGTTATGATAAAGTGTGAAGGTTGTAATAAAGAGTTCAAAAATAAAGGTGGGTATTCCTCACATAAAAAAACTTGTGATTATGTTCTTACTATAAAGAATGAGATTATTTCATTATATGTAGATTCATTAGTCGGTATTAATGAGATTGGTAAAAAATATGGTATTGGTAAAGATATTGTCATTAGAGTTTTAGGTGATAAAAAACGAACATTATCAGAGGGTATTAAAACAGCACATAAGAAATATCCTGAAAGATATTTACACAGTGATGAAACTAAAGAAATAATGAGGGTAAAACGAATTGAGTTTATGAAAAATAACCCTGATAAAACAGCTTGGAGAACTTCTAACTTATCTTATCCCGAAAAACTTTTTTTAGAAAAATTAGAAATATCAAATTGGGGTGAAAAATATTCAATTATTAGAGAATATTGTTTTTTTCCATATTTTATTGATTTTGCGTTTGTAAATGAAAAAGTCGCTGTTGAAATTGATGGTTCTCAACATTTATTGGCGGATAGAAAAGAAAGTGATGATAAAAAAGACAAGTTATTGTTAAAAGATGGTTGGAGTGTTATTCGGATAACGGACAAAGAAGTTAAATCTAATCTTGATAATGTTATGTTAGAAATTGAAAATATTCTTAACTCTAAAACATCATCTAAAAAATATAATTTAGGGATTCTTTCAATACCGGTAGGTTATCAAAAAAAAGAAAAAACAACTTTTGGTTATACCAAAGCTCAATTTGAAAGTTGTATTAAACAAAGGAAAGTGAAAAGACCTGATTATAAAACATTAAAACAATTAGTATCTGAACTTAAATATGTTAAAACAGGTAAAATGTTTGGTGTATCAGAAAATACAATTCGTAAGTGGTTAAAATTTTACGAAAAAACCGGAGGTAAATATTAACAGACATCTCCCAAGGGAGAAGGTCCTGGTCCGGATAGAACCTCATCTATCCAAAATTGGGGGTATCGTATAAAAGCAATTACAGTGGTTTTGCAAATCACAGAACACGGAGCGTTACCGTGTACCTCCACAAAAAAAATAAAGATAAATTTGGTTATTAAATAAGTTATAACTATCTTTGTAGAGAATAAAAAAGGTCTATTTGTCTAACGGCTAGGATGCTACCCTGTCACGGTAGAGGCGAGAGTTCGATTCTCTCATAGACCGCAAAACTCAAGATTAATTACCTTGAGAATGGAAGGTTCGAAACTTCCGATTGATT